AAGACCCCGATAGAAAAGCTTGGGAACAAAGAACTCTGGGCTAGGGTTATCAAGGTATTTCCCCCAGAAGGTGAACCCTTTTATGTGACCTACATGGGAGGGGTAGACTGTCTCTACCTTGTGAATAAAGAAGATGGACTGTTCACTATGGGTCCCCGGATTGGTCTTCACCGTAGCTTGACCACGTGTGAATTTGAACTGATTGACGCACCTGCTTCTGGACACATCAACCTCAATTAAATACTATGAACTACGACGAACTAATTAAGACACTAAAGGAAGACAAGTCCTATTGGGAACGACCTATCTACGTTGAGGAACCTAATGGAAGAAAATACTGCATGGCCTATCTGGGAGAGAAGGACAGCTTCTATTACGTTGAGAGGCGTTATACTAGGTATGAGATAAAAAATCCGGTCAGGAAATTTCTTTCTTTAACTGAAAGCAAATTCAATCTTCATCTAAAGATTGACTACCCCACCTTGCTAAAGAAACTTGAGAACCGCGAACTGTGGAACAGAGTAATTGAGGTGAACCATCCAGAAAAAGAATCCTTCTATATAAGCTATATTGGTATAGAGGACAGTTTCTATCTAGTGAATTTTACGGAGGAGGATGGTTTCTCTATTGGTAAACAAATCGGTCTCCCCCTTACTTTGTCCAAGAGTATGTTCAGACTTTCGGATAATCCCGGATTTAAGTATTGACAATAAAGGGAATAACCACTATGTTGTTCTCGTCCTAGGGAGAAGTACTCCCACCTAAAAGCATTCGCAAAGAAAGCCCGCTACGTTAATTTCGTAGCGGGCTTTCTCGTTTCTATTTCCAGCAGGAACTTTGAATATCAAACCAGACCTTGGCCTTTAGCTGGCAACCACACACCTTGCAATAGAGGTCCCCGTCTTCCTTCCCAGGGTCCTCAACTTCTCCCAGCCGCTTCGTGGCTTCGAAAATCTTTTCCCTTGCTCCATGTTCCAGAGCACAGGACTTGCAATTCAGGTCCTGCTCTTTCAGCCGGGTACTATGGGGGCAGGCTAGGCACCTATTGAATCTCTCCTGTGCAACCCCCTTGCTCACAAACTTCTTCCCATTGCGTACCCATCTCAGCATGGTAACGAAGAAAGCAAGAATCTTCTTTGCATCCAAGGGCCGCTCTTCCTGCCATGGGTCCCCTTCATCACCACAGGTTTCACACCACCCTTCGGGTAACAGGGCACACACTACCTCTTCAAACTGGGCATCGCTTATACTGTACCCATTGTTAATGAACAGCTTGGACACAGCCTCCTTAAGCTGGCCTAGAGTGGGAGCAATAATGGTAGTCCCGGCCAGCTCCTCATTCAACTGCACAGGGACAATGAACCTCCACCCATTAGGCGGGATGGTTCCATAAAAGGATTTGAGTTTACGCATGGAAACAATATACCCTTGCCCGACACTATTGTCAAGCAAGGGTACACTGTTATGCCTTTGTTGTTTTCTCTTTACAGCTTCTCAGCTTCAACCTTCTCAGCAACCTGTTCAGGGTTTTCGAGGAATGCGGAGATGTCTTCCGGGTTAACTTCCAGAGCTTCTTCCGCAAGCTTGAGTTGAAGTCCCAGTTGTTCCTTCACAGGTTCAGGAGTGTCCTTTCTACGCAGGATTCTTTCAGCACTTTCTTCCAACCCCTCCATACGCTGGGGAGAAAGAATCGGCTTCGCTTCTCCATCAAGGAGTGCATCCATTGTAGTCTTGCTTATCCCAGCCGCATCCACAGCGGCATCCAGAATAACATCAGGGTCACTTTCACCCATGCCCTTGAGGAACCCATGGAGAATCTGGTAGCAGTTGGCAAGCTTGACTGCCTTATCCACAACCACACCCTTGTCTCTCTCCATCACCTCGCGCATCTGTTCTTCACTCCAACCTTCCTTGTAGATGTTAGGGTTGAATACACGCTGGTTCTTCATGGCGTTAGTGAAGTCCTTATAGTGTTTGGCAAGGCCATCACGGCAAACATCTTCAATGTTTTTGTTGCGGCGAACACCCAAACCAAAGTTCTTCATAATCCAGTTGACCTTGGTACTGTCAGGGTTCATATCCCCGAAGGATTGAATACCAGACACAATCATGGGATAGAGCGGGAGGTTGTCACGAACTGCTGTAGACAGACGTTCCATCCAACCCAGCGTCTTACCTCCAGCAAGGGAGACCTGAGGGCGCATGCCAAGAGACATGAGCAAGGCGTTGACGAATGCTCCCGGGATTTCTCCCACTCCACCCATTTCTTCCAGCGTAGCGGAGTCCCTAGGAGAAGCTTCGTACATGCTCCCAATCAGTTGGAGAAGCATGGACGGAGAACCCACCGTGCTTTCAAGGAAGTCAAGGGTGGAACGGACAGGACTGTCCTTGTACTTGTCAGGCATCTTGCCCGTCATAGCATCCCACCCCAGTTCAATGAAGGCACCCACGGTATCACCCACGGTCTTGTATGGCATGAGGTATTGACCATCCTGCACGAAGAAGTTCCCACTGCTCTTATCATACCAGAAGAAGAGTTCCCCATTCTGGTCGTAGTCAGCAGAGAGACCAGCGTTCCTCGCCAGCCAGCGAGTGAAGGAAGAGGACTTGAGGACTTCCAGTTTATCCTGCTCGTCTTCACCTTCAAACATACCTGCGATAGTACGGGAGATAAGAGGAAGGAACATATTCACAAGGGAACCCATGATTGCATTGGAAGCAACGGAACCCGTGAGCTTCTGAACACCGTCGAGGTAAAGAGTGAGTGCTTTACCCTTGCTACCTCTCTTCCATTCATAACCAGCCGCAGTCATTTCTTCCAAGCCATAGCTGATGCTGTAGGGCATACTCTGCCATGTGTGGTAGACGAAGGAGAAGAACGGCATCCCAAGAACGGAGACGTTGTTTACCCAGTCAGGAGTTCTCGCACCCGTGGGGAGCAGGTTCTTCACCCGGTCAGCCGCACGACGCTCCTTGTATTGAGCGAGGTCCTTCTTAGCTTCTGCTTCCAGAAGGTCCACCATGCGGGGGGCAAGAGTCTGGCCTCGGGACTTCCGGTAGTGGGCTTCCTTAAGCTCGGCTTCAACAACCTTGTCCACCTTGTAGGTTTCCGTATTGAACAGGATTACCTTCGCCAGAATATCGGGAATGCTATACGCTTCTGCCATGACTTCCATGGGCTTGACGAACGTCCAGTTCAGGATTCCTTTCGTCCGGTTCCACACTTTCTTGGCGAGCTTCTCGTCCCCACCGACCTCTTCGAGGATGCTACTGAACAGGGCTTGGTCCTCAACGCTCGTAACGGGCGCATCGACCGCTTCGTGCAATAAGCCCGTCTTCCACGCTTCGCGCATGAAGTTAGCGGCACCAGCATCCATAAGCCCCAAGGACTGGAACTTTTTCAGCTTCTTCTGCAACCTGTCTTCGGCCTGAACCGTAGCTTCCGAGTTGGCAAGCTTGGACAGACCAAGGTCCCCTGCTCCTGAAAGAACACTGGCGATTGCAAAGTCCCGAATGATTTCCTGAACTTCAATGTAGCCGTTGATAGTACCCCTGTCCGTAGGCAGGGCACCAGCGTTCAAGCTCTGGCCTACCGTACCAGCCATGTTACGAAGGGTAGCGGAAGGAGATTTAATTAGAGTAAGCATGGAGACAAAGCCGGACATCTTGCGAAGGTCCTGCAAGTTGTTCTTCCAATACTTCACCAATTCGTTCCCCATCTTGTCCCCTGCTTCCAGAACCCCGTTGCTGGGGGCAAAGGTTTTGTAGAGGGCAAGAGCCGTTTCCCTATCAGCGAACATGCCGTTAAGGGGAGAGTTCTTATCTGCAAATTCCAGAACAATGTTCTTCTCACGGTCCCCTTCCGGTACAACTACCTTGTGCTTAATGAGAGAGGTAGTGATGTCCTTATTGATTACCTGATTCACATACGTTCTGGACTGTGCGGCCAGAGTATTCTGGATAGTACCGAAGGCATCTTCGATATTGCTGTAACCGCGCATGCCGAGGATTTGAAGTTCACTGTCCATCAGGTTCTTTCGCAAGGCAAGAATGTTTTCATCATCCCTGTTCTTGCTCAGAGTTTCCCGGAACACCTTCTTGGCTTCGGCAATCAGGCCATCAGCAACATCTCCATCAGCCAGCAGTCCCATGTCACGGGGGTTGATGGCGACTCCTTCACCGTTCCTCTTCATTTCAAGAGCGGCGCAGGTGCGGATGTAGTTGATAGTGTTCTTCACCCGGGTACGAAGGTTCTCGTCCTTGCTACCCATGATACGGGCGACTACCGTCTTGTCCACATAGGGAATGTCCAGAGCAGAAACAATCTGTTCTTCGCTGTCCAATCCCATCAGGAAAGAGCGAAGGTCCCCTTCACCCTGTCCCATGCTGGTCAGAACATAGTTGTCCAGAGCGATGTTCTTCATGTCCTCCTTAGCCTTGCGGATAGAAGCCTGCACCTTGCTCCGTTCACCGATGGGAAGGGAACGAAGGTGGCTATCCAGTTCGCTGGCCTTGTAGAGCATGCGAGCAAGGGAGACATCACCTCTCTTCATCAGGGCGACTTCATCCCACTTGCCAGCTTCGATGGCCTTGAGTGCACTTTCCTTCAAGGCTTCGCCTTCCAGCATGTAGTCATTCACTTCACTCCACACTTCCTTGCCTTCAAAGCCATGGTATTCACGGCCCTCAAATCCAAGGGTGTCAGCCACGGAAGCCATGGCATACAGGTTGGCAATGAGCTGGGAAGTACCTTCATTGTATCGGGAGATGTTTTCCCGCATGTAGGATTGGATGGCATCATTCAGCATGGTGGTGAGCATGTTGAACTCCGGCTTCGCCTTTCCATGGTTGTCGATTACTTCCATCATGGCCTTAGCGTAGACCTGACCGTTCTTGCCCGTGGCACTGAAAGTACGGGTAAGGTAGGAGAAGTCTTTCACCTTCGTTCCCAGTTCAACCGCTCCACGCCTATGTGCAATATTTACAGCATTATTGGCGATAGTGCGTCGTGCATCATCCAGTAGAGCCATGAGCCGCTTGCCGAAAGGCTGGGACAGAATTACCTTCCGGCTTTCTTCCCGCTTCAAACCATACTCATTTCTCTTACGGAGGCGTTCAGCTTCAAGAGCTTGGTTGCGTTCAACCCAGATGGAACCCGGGCTGACCCAGTGACCATCCTTGCCCATGCCACCACGACGGGTGAGAGCCCTATAGTTTTCCTCCGCTACAGCTATAGCCTTGCGCCTGTCTTCCCGGGCCATGGCAATATCCTTCGCCGCACGAACAGCCTCTACGTCTTTCTTGAGCAGGGCCATACGGTTAGCGGAGATGACCGAGGTGATAATGCTTTCGAGGTCGTCAACGCTACCCACTCCTTCCAGACCACCGAGGGAAACAAGGCCCTCTAAAATCTGCTTGGAGTCTTTGTACGTAGCGGACAGTTCTTCCGCAATGGCCTTCAAGGCCGCATCGTACATAGCGTTCACTTCGGACTTGACGCTTTCGTCAACCGTACCGTAAACATTCTGGAAAGCAGGAGTAAGTTTCTCCTGTGCTTGACGGAATTGTTCAGCCGCTACAGCCATAGGATTGTCCGTAGCAACCACAGGGGTTTCCTTCGCCACCTTGCTCGCCTGAACGATAGCGGCTTTTACAGCGTTGAGGGCTTCCGTTCCCATGAGAACTTTGGCCGCTCCTTCCGCTCTAGCTATAGCGGTCTTTCTTTCCGCAACGAACTTGGCGAACTTATCGTTCGCGGCGTTCACTTCGGCATCCAGTCCAGCCTTCGCCTTGTCCATCTTTGTCTGCGTTTCAGCGAAGATTCGACGTACCACCTTGGGGTCCATAACGTTACCAATGTCGCCAGTGTAATCCACGATGGCCTGAATGACCTTGGACTTAGCGTTGGCTTCCATGTTCTTGGTACTGCTTTGTACGAAGCGTTTGATTCGTTCGCTTCGTCCATTGAGCTGACCAATGGAGCTGAGGTAGTTGCTTACGAACTCCTTGGCTTTCTTGCTGTTGCGGGAATCGAACGTGTAGCCGCCTTTCTTCTTGGCCGCCCGGACGATTGCCTTCCCTGCTCCAACAAAGTTCTGAGCATTGCTGAACAGGGCTGGGTCAACACCACGGGTAGTAATGAAGACGTTCTCCATATCTACCTCGTTCACCTTATAATCAATCAGTTTCGGAGTAACGATAGGAGCACGGGTGGGGTCAGACAGGGTTCCCGGTTCAGCAACGATAGCCATGGAGTTGGTAGGAGAAGCCGTACCCTTCACAGGCTTGGAGCTTTTCAGGACGCTACGAATAGCATTGAGGAGGTTGGCAACAATGCGGGTGAACTTACCCTTACCAATAAGGTTGATGCGGGCAAGGTTCTCCGGGTTGCTCCACCCTTCCAGTTCAGCATCAAACGGAATCACACCTTCTGCTACCACCTGCCCCATGATGGGATTGGTGAGAACGTTCGGAAGGAATTCCCTGCTGGTATCTAACAGGTCTTCACTTTCCTTGGCAAACAGAGCGTATTCCATTTCTGCTACGAACTGGTCAATGGTAATATTGTCCATGTCCGTAACTGCTGTACGCTTAATGCGTTCAACTTCCTTCTTGATGTTGGACCAGTTGGAGCGTATCGTTTCTTCGATGTCCGCTACACGCTGGGCATAATCAGGATTGGTGGAACGAAGGTGGTTGTCCAGAACGTGGGAAAGTTCATGCAGGATAACTTCCCCTACACTCGTTTCCGGGTTAGCCGCACTGGCGTTGATGGCAATGTACTGCGCCTTGCTTTCAGGGTCAACCTGCGTCAGGCCAGCGATATTGCTGTCAGCGTTGATGCTGGTAATGTTCACCGGAATCCCGGCTTCTTCAATCAGGCCAACGATGGTTTCGATACCAGTACGAACCCCTTCGTTTTCTTCAACCAGAAGAATGTCGTCAACGGCATCCTGAATCGGCAGGGAGTCTTCACCAATAGCGGCATAGACATCAGCGGCCCAGTTGCTATCTCGAACAGGGGCTTCCACGTTGTAGTCCTTCCACACGCTCTTGTCCGTGAGCAGGGCATTTGCCTCATTCACCTCCGTCTTTCCTTCGAGGTTGATAGCAAGGGGAGCATCAGGACCAGTGAGGTTAGAAACCGTGATAAGCCTGCGAACAGTAGCCCGGTCAACTTCATCACTACCTTCCGTAATGAAGTCAAACATGTCAGGGTCTTCCAGTTCCAAGTCCACAAGCACACTGCTTACCCCCTTCTGAATTTCTTCGTTAATCGGTTCGTTGGAAAGATACCAATCATTGAGTTGTTCAATAAACGGAACAGGGTTGGGAGCATTGTACCCGTAGTCACGGTCAACGTTCAGGCTTTCAGCAATGTCGGTTTCTTCCGTGGGGCGAGTAACTTCGGGAGCAGGTGCTTCTACAGTAGGAGTTTCTTCTGCTTCTTCCGTTACCACTTCCACCGTAGCCAGTTCATCCAGACCTTCGGGCAAAATTGCTTCGCCAGCCGCTACGTCCACTTCAACAGCGGGCATCTTGGAAAGTTCGTTGATAGCGACACCAACCATTTCCTTCTGCTGGGGAGTAAGGGTATCATCCGTTGCCATGTGCTGGATGAACTCAAACTGCAACCGTGCCTTCCCGGCTTCGTCATCACCCAGCTTGTTCCAAGCTTCACCGAAGTTGTTCATTTCAACTCGTGCCCTTTCCGGGAGCTGAGCCATGATAGAAGCAGTGCTGTCCACCGCCTGCTGGGTTTCTTCCCGGCCAGAATTGCGAAGGAGTTTAACTGCACTCTCTTGGCTAACGATAGCGTCGTCAGCAATTTCACTGCTCCTTTCAAGCTGTGCTTCGAGAGCCTGAACAAAGGCACCGCTTACACTGGAATCTTCCTTACGGGATTCTTCAAGGCTACTTGCAAGGAGGCCCTGTGCTTCGAGGGCCTTCTCACGCCTTGCCTGAATTTCAGCAGGGGAGGTAGCCATACGCTGAATAGCAAGACCCATCTCGCCACCCATGGCACCGAGAACGAATATCTTGCTTGCGGCTTCCAGCACATCCCTTTCACTGGCGATGTCCTCTTCCCGAATTTGACCGTTCTGCACAGCCGTTTCCCAACCCCATTGCAGGGCTTCATCAGCCAGTTCTTCAACACCACCTTCAACAGCAGAAGCGGAGATACGCCCCAACTGCTTTGCGATAGACATTACCTGTGCTCTTCCGGGGAGCTGTCGAACAACAGACCAGTCCAGAAGACCGGGACCTTCAAGGCTCTTTTCAAGCTTGGAGATAGCAGAGCCAGTAGGCTTGACACCTAAAGACTTGCGAACCATGCGGACCCAACCAGCCCTGTTATTGAGCAGGGTGGAGGTGACACCGTAAGCAACAGCCGCAACAGAACCCTTCGTGGTGGCTACGTTCTGAGCCATTTCCATCTTGGTTCTTTCCGGGAGGTTGGCGGTTTCAGGATTCTTGTTCAGCTCTTCCATGGCCCGGTTGTAACTGGCAGGGGCAACGTTCTTGAACGTATCACTTGCCGCATCACCGAACACCTTGGCATTCACAGCAGAGCTGGTAAAGAAATTGGGGTGACGGAGAGCAAACCTCTCAGCACCTCCACCAAGCTTAGAGACAATCTGCCCGGCACGGAACATGTTTTGAGTAGTAGCCTTGAGAGCAAGGTTCTTACCCCAAACCTGAACACCCTTGACAAAAGCGTTGGCTCCTCGTCCTACGCCACCAGTAGCTACGGTTTCACCAATCTGACCAGCGAGGTTCATAATCTCTGCACCCCAGTCGGCCATGGCACCGGAACGTTGGAGAATAGCCTGAGTAGACTGTTCTCCCTTGGCAAGGTTGGACCAGAGGGACTGGTACTTGGGAATGTCCCTGTTGGCAAGACCAATAGCGGAAGCGGCTTCGTTGGTGAGGTTGGATACCGTATATCCTGCGCTCTTCCAGCGGGCCATGGTCTTAGCCGTGGCACCCATGAGAGCAAGGATAACTTGGCTGTCCTTTTCATTAGCAACGAAGTCCTGAATGATTTGCGCATCTTCCTTCCCTTGAGCCTTGCCCTGAGAATAGAAGTCACGGAAGTCATCATACGGTCCCATCTTCGCCAGCTTCATGGCGAGTTCACTCTGTGGGAGCAGGTCACTCTTAATCAGTTCTTCAACTGCGGCGTACTGGTCTTTCAGCATGTCTACCGTCAGAGCGGCTTGCTCCTTGGCAACACGGATTAAACCATCCCTCCACTTGTTCACGGTCGCTTCGTCCGCACCGTCCGCAATGGCCTTATCGGCACTACGGTTGATTAAGTCCGTGTCGTACACTGCGAGAGGATTGGAGTCAGCAGTGGCGTTAGCTACCATCTTCTTGCTCACCGGGTCCCAAGCCATGATGGTATTGGTCTCGTCGCTATCCAGCAGGTTCCCCTGCTTGAGAGGAAGCACAAGAGAATCCAAGTACGTGTCCAAACTTACACCCAGTTCTTCTGCCTTCTGCCTTGCGGCAATGCGGTCCACACGGAAGTCTCCACCAAGCTGGTTTCCATTTTCGTCGAACAGGGCATAGACAGATTCGTTACCCCTGCTCTCCCACTTGCCGAGATTGAGAGGCTTGTCATACCCGAGTCCCATGCCAAGCTCCATAGCCTGACCAGCGGTGCTCTGGTAATTGGAGACAGCCGCACGGGCAACGGTAGATACGTCGTTGTCCTGAGCTTCACGAAGGTATTTCTTGGCAATGCCGGAAACACCAACAGAGGCTACAGTTCCTTCGTCTAGACCAAGAGAGGACAGGTGCTCGTTAATGGCATCCTTCTCTGCCTTCTGGTAGTCACTTTCTACAAGGGCCTGATGTTCCTGCGCAAGCTGGGTAGTTCGAGCAAGGATGTTTTCCCGTACACTTTCGGGTACATCGTTAGCGTAGACTTCTTCAAGGGCATTGCGAGCAAGAGAACTTTCATCGTCAAGTTCGTTGCGAACGTCAGTATACGTAACGCCCGGAGCGTTCGTAGCGATTGAAGTGGCCAGCTTGTCCTTTAGCTCGCGAGCCTTACGGTATGGAGCAAGAGCTTCTTCTTCTTCTCGCTCAGCTCCTTCCACTTGGGAGTTGCGGGCGTTGAGTTCGATAAGTGCGCTTGGATTTTGAAGGAAGAACCGGGCCGTCTCGTCAAGTACAAAATTGACAAGATTAGAAGAGTCGCCAGAACTTCCCTCTTCTCCCTCCCCCAACGGCTTGGTCCCTTCTACTTGCGGAGCCTCCCCATCCTCTTGACGTGCTGGTAGTGGGAACTTTTCCCCTGCCTTACTATACGCTTCGTAGGTTCTTCGGTCTTGTCGTCGGATGTTTTGGACAAGATTGGTGAGGGATTCAACGTCGGGGATAAGGTAGCTGAGGTCTTTGGTACGTCCTTGTTCACGGGTAGTAATGGATTTGATGTTGTTGATGATAGCACGGGCGATGTTTTCGCTTTTCATATTCTCCTTGCTGGGAGAATTCACAGCGTCAATAAATCGTTCGTCAACAACAAGCTTACCATCGGGGCTTTGAGCAACGCCCCAGTTGGACTTGGAGAGAATACGGGAGACCTGCTGGTCAGGAGAGAGGTTCCACATCTTGGCCTTCTCGTCATCCTTCACACGTTCGGAAGACAGGACAAGAGAGGCACCAAAGTTTTCTACAGAGCTACGGACCTTGCTGAGTTCACCGACATCATTGGCCTTAAACTTTTCAACATCAAAAAGTTCTTCCGGCTTCGTAGAGGAAAGGTATTCATCAAGGGCCACTCGGTTTTCAATACCGATTCTACGGCCCGGGGCAACAGTACCAAGATACTGTCCAAGCTTTTTATCCTGCTTCTCTACTTCTTTTTCGTAGTCTGATTTCGCCTGTTCAGCAAGTCTACGCTGGCGGTCTTCGCGGCTCTCTTCCCATTTAACATCACTGCGTCCCTGTTCTATTTCGGTACGCCCGGCCTTCTCAGCATCTTCAAAAGCCTTGTTAAAGGAACTCAGGAATTCAGCATCCTCCTCCAAGGGAACAAGCTTAGCTTCCTGCTCCCTTTTCTGGCGGCCTTCTTCCCACTTAATTTGACTCTGCTGTCTCCGCAGGTCCTTGTAATACTCCGCTTCCGGGTCTGTCGGACGGAAGCTCTCGAAGTTTAGTGGTTGGTTGTTAGGCATAACTAGTTTGTTATAGTACGTTTTCCCCCTCTTGTAAATAAAAAAGAAGGGTGCAACCCTTTCAGGTAACACCCCCTTTGTACCATAGGTAGTTCTTTTGTCAAGGACTAAAAACCTAACTGCATTTCAATACCCCTGTACTGGGGTTGACGGAGAACTTCTCTCCATAACTGCAACTGGTAAGCCTTCGGATTCGTCCGCTTGAGTTGTCGAAGCTGTTCTGCTTGAGTTCCAGCGATTCCTCTAGCCTTTCGGATATGAGGAGCCTGCCTTTCTTCCGTCCTCGCTTGAGATTGCAACTGCTTTTCAAGGGTCCTAATATCCTTGTCCAGCATCCTCCCATACCTTTCCTTAAGCTTGGGGTCGTTTCTAATCTGGTTCACAATCAGATAACCCCTTGCCATTTCCCGGTCTTCCGGGTTAGCGGTTCTACTCGTAGCCACCCTAGTAAAGTAATCCAAATCCCTTTGGTGAGAAGGAGTATTAGTTCTTGTAGGCACACCTCCTATTGTCGGTACTAGCTGGGTAGTAGCAGGGGCCTGTTGGGTAGTAGCCTGTTGGGTAGCCGGAGCCTGACCAAGCCTTTCTGCCGCCTGCCCTGTCTTCGCCTCCCTGAGACGGTAGTCAGAAATCATCTGTTGAATCTGGCCTTCATTAAGTTTGCTCCAATCCCTCCCCTGTTTCTTGGCGAGGTTCTGCAATTCCTTAATAATAGTGGAATCATCCAGAGCAGTGGCATCAGCTTGCTTCTGTCTCTGCATCTGCTGGTTGGGGACAGGGGTAGGAATGCGATACCTCCCCTGCTCAAACCCAGACATATCCGCTATATCTTGAACAGTGAGAGGCTGGCTTATCCCCTGCTGGTAGGCTTGTCTTTGTCTCTGGGCGTATTCTGCCGTATTAGGATTGACAGCATTGGAAAATAGCCGCTTATCAGATTCGGACTGTAGCTCATGTGTTCCAGACATGAACTGGTATTTAGCTTCATCAACCAGTGCTCTTTGACTCGGGGATAATTTTCCGGGGTCTTTTGCATAGTCTTCGAGTTGTTTTCTGTCAAGTCCAAAAATGTAATCTCTGTCCTGCTTATCCGCATTCTGGTCTACGTTTAGCGGCTGTCTCGGGGGACTCCCGGCAGGCCTAGTAGGCACAGGATTCAAGGGTTGCTGAATACCCACATTGCTATTTTGCTGAGCAATATGGGCAAGCTGTTCAGGTGTAGGTACTTTACCGGGGTCATTGTTGGTGGTAGGACGGATAGGTACGTTAGGGTTTGAAGCAGGGGAAACATCTTCCATCACTGCTTGCCTGTTTCTTTTTCCAGAAGCTACCTTCGTAGCGGGGTCGTCTTTTGCTTTAGGATTCTCAGCCATAGCGGGTTACATTGGACAAGTGAAGTTCGGTTGATTCGTGCCTAGGTTCTGCACAATACGGGGAGTAATAAGCGTACCTTGACGGGTCTTCCTCAGGCTATCATTCAAGGTCTTAACGGCAATGGAGTAGTAGTCCAGAGCTTGAGCGGTGTTACCCAGTTCCATGAACCGGACATACAGAAGCATAGACTTGAATGCAGGATAACAGTTCGGAATAACAGTGAGGTCGTCAGACCAGTAATTATCGTCTCTGATATTCCCGCTGAGGGGAGCAAGGGAAATCTGCATATAAACCGTGAGGTCGTTCCCTACCAGAGAAGGAGAATCCCCCTCTTGTCTGGCGTGTTCCCCATTCATCACCTTATACCTCCTCAACCCATTCTCGTCAATACCCATGTCAACAAGCAGGGGGTAGGCATAGCCGTGGGTACTACCGGAGACGGGATTGAAGGAGAATAGTGAGATGATAGTGTACTGCCTTCCGCTACCAGTTCGAGCAAGGAGAATAGAGTCCTCTCCATTCTGTAGCGTTATCTCGTCCCCAGCGTTCGCAACGGTCTCAACGCGCTGAATGTACGAATCGAGCGTTACGGTCGCTTCGTTAATGAGAAGGTTCTGTGCTTCTTTGAGCATTCTACGGAATTCGTATTCTGCCCCTGTGGGGATTTCCCCCATGACAAGCGGCATTAGCTCGTCACGGAGGTTCCCGTATTTCAGATTGATTGTCGATTGAATAGGCATGGTTTATGCAGGAGGATTAATGGTGACTTTTCTGGCGAGGATGCCTACGCCACGGTTCTGTACATAGACCATGGTTACAGGCTTCCATCTGGTGTGGGTTGTTCCCGGCCAAGTGTAGTTAGTATTTCCGCTAACCCACTTAGCATCATTGTTCCCCACCGTAACAGCGATGTTAATCTGCGGGTGAAGGCACGCAGGGAAGTTGCAGGTGACAAGGGGAGACTGGAAGGAGCCACTGTTCGTAGTGTACTGTACATCCACACCGAGACCCCATCCTGCCGGGAGGGTTCTATTGGGACTATAAACCTCCTCAACGATGGCGGTGCAGGGACCGGAGTACCCATTCCTTCCCATCAGGGAATTCACGAAGTAGGCCCCACCTTCCTGCCCGTTGAGAGCAGGGCGGGTATTCCAAGCGTAGATACCGAAATTGCCGAGCACGGGAGGGAAGGAGAAGTTCTCCACGGTGGTATACTTGCGGTAGTACCCTTGTCCCGGGAGTTGCATGTAACTGTCCACGGCGAAACAGGGGTTCACGAATTGCCTTACGACCAAGGTGGGCACCTCGTCCGTTTCGGTCACTTCGTACACGTTGCCTTTTAGTACGGCAAGCTGAACGGCGAACTGGAACACTCTATTAATGTCCTTGTTCCGGGTAACGGTGATGTTCTTGAGGAACTTACCACGGAAGACGTAGTTACCGGAGACATACTCTCCATCTTCCCCTTGCTCGGTAGAAATTTTAATCCCTTCGGCCTTCTGGCTGGTGTTGCTGATTGTAAGTCCCACCTCGGCAACTTCCTTACTATTCATATCAATAAGAATGGTATAGTTGCCGGACAAGTATCCATCCCAGTCAGAGCAGATGATGTTCATGTAGAGGATTCCACCCTTCACATAAAGGACTGGGGTAATGTTGCTAGGTTTAGGAGAACCATAGGTGAACTTGACCTTGCTGGAATAATATTCTGCTTGACTTATAGACGTGATAGGATTTTCTCCCACAGGCAGGATGTCCATGGGCTGGCCTACAAGGTTGCTACCCCACGCCTTGGCGTAAGAGAAAGTAGCCATTTCTAGCTTATAAAACCCATCATCAGAGAACCAAGGACCATCAGGGTTAGGAACGTTGTAATTATTTTCCCGTGACCAGTTACCGGGTCCCGGGCTGGTTTCGTCAGGGTAGGATTGAATCAAGGGCATCGTATAAACGTTCTTGCTCTTGTACTTCAATGCGATAGAGGCTACGCGAGAACCAGATTCAGGTCCTTCCTGAACAAATTCGATAGGAGTTCCTATAAATCCTTGAGTATCGGGACCTGTACCAACAGCCAGATTTCCCCCAATCGTCATCCATTCGACCTGATAAGGTCCGCTTTGGGTTACACTAAAATCGGAGAGATTAAGAGGAAGAGGAGTGAAGGTATTGTCAGGAACTTCGTAAGGAACTTCTCTCTTGCTGGGTTTAGGACGACGAACGTAGTAGGTATCCCCCAAGGCATCTACCTCCTTAGTGAATCCTTCCTTCTCGTAGTTAGCAATGAAGTCCAGTGTAGGTTCCTTGACCAGAACTCGTCTCACTGGGAACACGTTCCCCGTAAGCTGGTCAACTTGGCTCTCCCACAATTCATCCACCGTTTCATAGGTGGTGCAAGTGGTAACGGTTTCCTTCTGGCTATGTCCTTCTCTTACAACAACGTCAGTACTAGTGGACCACTTACTGCATTCCTTGCCCGGGGCAACTACAGGAGGGAGGTCTCCGTTTGCACCCCAGTCAACATTCTGGCTCGTGGTCTTAGTAGTATTTACGCAACGAACAAAGGCAGAGGGAGGATTACAACAATCTCCGCTTTCAGTCTCACCCTTGCTGTTAATGACAATGTTGCTGAAAGACTTAATCATCCCCGTGATAATGTACAGTTGGAGAGCAGGGAAAGAACCCTTGTCCCAACCGTCATTAAATGGAGTGACATCCAGAGCTTCTTGTGGCATGTAGGGAACCTGAGCATCAAACTCGTTGGTTCCGTTTTCCGGGAACCCCCACACTTCTCTGCTCCACCTCTGTGCATTCTGTGCCCTCCATTTCCCTACATCACCGGGACCACCTTCATCAAACACCGTTTGACCAGCGGTCCATTGGGACACAGGAATAAGTTCCTTGACCACAGGACCGGGCATTGTTTTGTAGAACCGAACAATGCGAACAAAAATCTTGTTCAGGTAATCCTCTTCAAAAGGAACTTGCTCTTCATGTACAAGCTGGGCATCGAAGCCAGTGTACTTGTGGTTACTTTCATAGTCCGGGTCCAAGTCCACATTGCTCGGGTCAAAGCTACCAATAGCAGGGGAGACTGGAACTTCACTACGGAGGTACACGAAGGTTCGCTGAATATCATGGAACGTTTTCAGTTCATCTTCTGGCTGGGTTCCGTTAAAGAACTTCCCATCAGTACCCGTAGTGTTTAGCGTGTAACCATCCCTGTCCTTCTTGTGGGACATGATGTTGTACCTATACTGTTCCACCGGGGGAACCACATAGAAGAACCTATAGATGTTCTTCGTATCTTGGGTCTGTACAGGTTCAATGTGGGTGAGCACCGCCGCCCGCATGCCTTCCGTCAATCCCATGGCTAGTCCAGACTTAGGCTGGAACTTGGAGCCAAGAACATACTTAGGAAGCTGGTTTGGTGTAACCTGTTCGTCCACATAGAACATCAGGTTTTTTAGAATAGGATTGGGGAAAGACAAAACAGGCTCAAGCCCCAGAGCAGTATTATGCTGGAAGGGTTGAGCACTCCTGTCAGTAGCCCCTATGGGGACGCTGGGTTGTCCCGGCCTGACTGCTGGTGTGTTAAATTGCGGCATTTTCCGTTTTAGTTAGAATGCTAAAGGGTGGAATAAAAACTACGGCTATTGTACCGAAGAGGTTAAGATGTTTAGCACAGCCACAGGGGATTGTCAACTCTTGTTTTCTGTAATACTTCATACCTGTAACGGTATCTTCCAAGAACCCCTTGACCACCTTAATGATACGTTCATGTTTGTCCGTATAGACTGGCGGTAATTCTCCGTGGGCACGCATAAGAATTCCACTGCTCGTCTTACTACTCCCCATGTAGAAAAGAGAAATTCCATTCTCGTCAGTTATCCATTCACCTTCTGGAAGTTCCGTAACAATCTCCACCATATTGTGCATGTTCCAAAAAGGGAGAAGACCAAACCTTCGCACGTTTGAATGAATGGAGTTTCTTTCTTTTTTAAACTGTTCGAGCAAGGTACTGGTTTCATCCAGCACCTTTTTCTCTTTATGAAATATTCTTTTTAACTTGGGGTACATGGGAGTGGGAGCATAGTCTTTCAATCTCGGTTCAGCCTGATTAGGTAGTCCAGCTTTTCATTCAGCTTCGCCAGTGCTGTTCCTACCGCATGTATAGCTTGTACAGATTCTTTTGTCAATTCAATAAATTGTTCGTCCTTCTTGAGCGTCTGAACCATACGCTGGGACAAATATTTATAGGCTAGCCTAACTCCAACAATAACGGTAATCAAAACCACCGCCGCAAAGGGTGTGGCTTCGGAGACAATCTTGTCGTAAAGACTCAAACCTTGGGGGCTTACTTGAGCAATGACGTAATGTTGGAGAGGAGAGAACACGACACAGACTTCTATACTAAAAAAGGGAGTACACTTTTTCGTTCGTGTACTCCCTAAGTTACAGGGGGAAAATGGCTAAGAGTAATATAGACTATCCTACCAATTCAGGTCAAGGAAATTCTCAGCAATCTTTTCATCCTCTGTCCATCTACGTTCCCAACCCTTTTTGAAGGTGCCATTCTTGTACTGGCGAAGGGACTTGTAGTAGGCTTGAATCTTGAGATTGAATTGAAGGAGAACCTTTTTCTCCCCGTACTCCGTTAAAACATCCCCTAAAGCTTTAGCCGTATTCTTCCCCCACTTGCCATCAGTAGCAATGGGAGATTGAAGGAATGTGTTGAGGGCACGTTGCAGGCATTTGATAGAAGCAGAGATACCTGCATTGAAAGCGAAGGAGCGGAACCTGTATTGAATAGCATGGCAATCCAAAAATTCCATTTCTGCTTCAATACTCTCCGTGATAGATTTTTCATCTATGGAGTGAATCATGCTACTCCATGCAGACTGCCTCCTTCCTGCTTCAATCTCCTTTCGGATAAAGTCCACAACTTCGGGTTCATAGCCGTCACTCAACCCAGCAACCTCCCATTTACCACCACGGTCTGCGGCAGGTAGCCTGTGTACCCGCATGGTATCAGGGTTAACACACTTAGGGTCTTCAAGGTTAACGATGTTCAGGACCATGCAACGAACCAGTAGAGGATAGCTAGAACGATTTTTCTCAGGGTCAAGCAAGTCACTTGCATTAAACCCTTCCCTTTCCTTCTCTTCGGTTTCCTTCTCTTCGGTTTCCAGTCCCAGTTTTGAGGCAATGGCTTTGGCGGTGTTAATCCCGTAGATACCATCTGCGGTTACACCGACACTATCTTGAATTAGCTTGGTAATTTGGTTTAAGTCCATGATAATAAATTGTCAGCGTGACATTCAGCGATTTCCCACTCAAAGCTCATAAGATGCTTGTAGTCAGGATAGAATTCAGATTCTTCGTTCAAGGCATACCGCTTTCCCTTAATGATGCAGGTGCACATACCTTCACGAACTTCCGAGCAAGGGGAGAGAAACTGGAAAATCCAGTCATCTCCTTCTCCTCCTTTTTCTTCACGTCCCCTCCAAGCTTCTCCGTCTTCTTCCTCTTCTTCATCCACAAGGCAACGGATGATAAGCCAGTTGTCTCCCATCGTAGGGAGCTTGGCCGCCATTCCAATCCTCATGGATTCCAGAGCTACACCGAAGGGCAACTTCGTATCACTTTTATAATGAAAGAGGTAGAACCAGACATCCTCCCCACCCTTCCTGTTTGCTTCCTTAATAAGCTGAGGAATATATTTCCGGGAGATGTTCTTGGTGAAATTGGAGTCGTTAGAGCAGATTCCTACCCCATTGTCTTGGGGGAAGAGAATGTTAGGCATACTGGTGGAGTACTTTGAGCAAGGGTTCAATATCTTCCTTGAAACTAGCAACGATGTTTCTAAGAGCAGGGATGGGAGCATTCTCTTCCATGGTCTGAACAGTCAGTTCATACGCGCTCTCGAACAGGTGCAAAGCGGACGAAGTGTCCTTATCGTACAAGACGGGCTTAATGTCCATATCGACTTCCTCATACGTAATGTACGGTAAGGACGCTTCGATAAACTTGTCGATGTAGTTATCGAAGATTTCCGTAATTTCATCATAGTTAGTATGATGAAAACCGGAAGCCGTTCCGTAGTGGCACAGCCGGATGATGTTCCGGCAATAGAGTAATGTGTGAATGTTAACGTACATTATGGTAACATTTTAGAATGTTAATGAGTTCGTTGTGAATACGGACACCTACGGTCAAAGCTTGAAAGACATGGTTAGTAGTGTCCTTGATGGAGATAGTTACGTCCATGTAGGGATAGTCCCCTAACCAAGTGTACAGGTCCGGGAGGACATTGCCTAGCGTAAACTGACCATTGGTGATGGAGTATATACCGTTCTCAACCTTGCATGACAGTGGCGGGAGTTGAGCCTTCACCGTCTTGCCTCGCCTATTGAATACAACTACTTCCAAAATGGCGGCAGGGTCAATGCTCGTAATCCCACAGTTGTGTACATGCAGGTTAAACGGGTATACGGAATCAGGAGAAGCCATGACAAGCTGAGGGTCCGCTATACCCCAAGGGGTAGGAACCATTGCGTCAATCTGCTCGCTCTGCTGGGGAGTAATCCATCTGGCCTCCCCTAAGTCATAGTGTAAGTCGGACCAATCCATGAGCGTATTTTAGGACCTAAGTACTCCTCTGTCAACAAATCCCTTCTTCTTGTGAATGAAGTAATAGTGATTATTGTATTCAACGGTAAAGTACCCTTGGAACCCCTCCGTTGAAGTCCCCTTCCATGCGAAGTCTTCCTTACAAGAAATGAAAAGAGTAAGGCGGCATTTGTCTTCTCCGTGACTGTACTCCACTCCTTCGGGAGATACCTCATAATAGAGTTTCCATTCTTCATCCCCACACAGGTCTATAACTTCAAACACCCACAGATAACCGTTAGGGTGTACTACGGAAACCAGACTCTTCCCTGAGTCTACATCGTAATGGTACTTAACACCTCCCTTAGGGAATTTGAGAATGTCTCGGAATTCTTCAAGCACGGCTGAGGTATATCCCGAGAACTCATAGTTCTCTTCAAACCTCTTACACGCCTGCAAAAGTTCCTCAGAATTATATTCTTTGACAAGCCTGTCCAGCGTTTGAAGTGGAGCCTCTATCGTTTTGAATACTTCGGGAAGAACCCCGGAAAGATAGTCTACTGTCTTCTCATACTTCCTCTGGTCTTCTTCCTCCAAAGTTTTTTCTACAACTCTAAGGAAATAGGCAGAATTGGTTTTAAGTTCAGCTTGTGCGGCTTTTGCCTCCTCAAGAGAATCTACAGTGATAACTGCACGACACTCCGAGCGACAGACGGTAACTTTATACTTGCCACCTTCCGTTTCTTGAATACCCGGGCCGTAGGGATATCTTTCCTGCTTGATGATTTCATCCACGTTTCGTTTAGTTTCTTCGTTCATTTTTATACAGGGAGATTGAAGCTAAAGCCCTTGGGGGTAGGAGCTTGGAATACATTCAAATTAAATGCGTAGTTAACCATCGCACTTTGGACATCTTCGTCAGCAAGGAATTCCTCACAAAGGATAGTGTATGAGCAGAACCTGTTGTGGTAGAGTTCACGGAAGCTACCGAAGGTAGATACAAGGTTGTCCACCGTATCTTCCACCAGCATGAGCTTATTGATGCCAATGACATCCGTGAAAGAAAAGATTCCGTCAAGGCTTTCTACTCCGCTTGCAACCATCTGGTTCGGGCAGGAAATAACCTCCCTCTGCATTTGCAGGAGGAAGTTGTGTTCCAGATAGGGACTAGAGAGGTTGGTAAAGAAGATGCCATGCTTCCCTTTACCAAACTTCTCATAAGCCTTGCTCAGGAAATTGGTGGAATACTCCCCATCAGTATTGTAGGTAAGGATTCCATAGTGTTCACCATAGGCCAGTGCTTCCAGATTGTCTCCAACAAGGACAATATCCTCGGGCTTTACCCCCACGTTGCGGAGGTAATTGATGAAGAGGTGGAGAACCTTCGTGTCCCGGTCCTTGAAATCCACTCCAGCATAGGAGTGAACAGGAAGGAACACCTTGAACTCCCCATTGTCTATCCAGTTTGGTTTGTTTTCATTCATGTGGGTTGACTGTAACATGAGCCAGATTTTTGTCAAGCTCTTTCTTTGAATTTTAATCCACTGAAATATTGTCTCGCAATATCTCCTACGGCTCCTGCTTCCAAATTCCCTGCTGAACAGCACATTAGAATCTCGAAGCTGATGTTCCCAAAGCTTTGCTGAATCGGAATAATAGAATATTCGAAGGGTTTCATATACTCCATGTTCACTATGTAGGTATAGCTATGGTCAGGGTATTCACTAGATTCCTGTTTGGGGTAGTAGTTCGGATAGATTTTGTAAATCCTACCCATACTAGCATATCCATGCTTGGTTGCCCAAACTGGTGGGTTCCCTTCTACCAAGCCACGAAGAACTTCCATGTTGTGGAGTGTCATCAGGTAAGCCTTCCCACTTCCTTCATCTACAAATGGAACGGGGTAGATGATGAAGGGGGAAGGAGATACAACGTTAATAACACTTACGGGTCCTTCATTATCAACAGCAAACCAGATAGCTCCTGTGTCATTTGGCTGGAAATCCTTCCAAGCCAGTTTGGGAAGTCCGGAAGCATCCGAAAGAAAGTTCTTGTAGTAGGAATTATACTGCCACCTATAGTCCTCAATGTTAGGCATACAGGCACCAGAATCCGAAGCCGTGAAAACACCGACCCCGTTCTCCGACGTAACGACATCATTCATATCGAAACTGTTACCCTTCTTGTCAATCTCAAAACGGGCAGGGAGTTTTCTCTTGAACAGCCCACCACGCTGTGTAACCGTCACTCCAATTTCATTTTGCTCAATCTGCCCCTTGCCAATGTTGGGAGCTTCAATCGCCGCAAGGTGGGTGAGGAAGGAGACGCATTCACCGAGGTTCTTGAATCTGAGTCCGGGAGTAAAGCCACCGCCTCCCTCTAGTATGGAAGATGACAAGGTAATCACAAACCCTACGGGGGATAGTGTAGAACCTGTGCCCGTTCCGGGGAAACCAGAGGAAGGCTCATACAGTCCAAATTGAGCAGGTCCTCCTAGAACACTGTCCTGAAAGGCTTGATACCTGTCCTTCTTTGAACTGGAAGGGGCTGTATTATATTGGACAAACATGATACTTCCCTCTCCTGTGTAGCCATAGGCCATAGGGTTAATAGCTAGAGAAGGGGGATAGTAGATTTGAGGATTGCTTTGATACGTAGAAATGTCTGGACGCTGGACAAAATCCTGTCCAGTCCATGAAAGGGAATTCCTGCCCATGTAACTCCGGGCAGGGAAAACTACTGGTGGTGGGGTGAAAGCCATTAGATTGTGGGGAAGCCACTCATACCGTTGGAGCTACTCACATCTAGGAAGCAAGCGGCTCCGTGTTTAATCTCCTGCGTCGAAGCATCCTTTTCCCAATAACCGGGAATCCATACCTGTCTCAAACTGTGGAAAGTAATTTGGGTAACCTTGTGGGAGATGACCGAAGTAGAACCGGAACCTGTTTTGGAGAATGTGAGCAGGGCAATAACCTGTCGGCTCCTGCCTTCGCTAATCGTGTCGCTCAACATCTGCTGTACCATAAAGCGCATGTCTTTCTTGTTGCCTGTTGGAGCGGTGTACTTCAAGCATTGAAGGAGAGCCCGTTCCTTAACGGTCGTAGTGTAGTTATACCCATAGAGGTACTCAACGTACACAACGTACTTATTGCCGTTCTGGACGTTCTGCAACGAATTGAGGGTAGCAGGAGTAAGGGGGACGTTCTGGTACTTGTCGTTCATTACGGTCGCCCCGTTCGGGTCGCACGTGATGCGAACCTGACCCATAGAGGGGTTTAGTACCTCTACGCCAATCTTCCACTGGGATGGTCCCCCACCTTCACCACCGATGACAAGAGCACCGGAATGCAACTGCTGGATATTCCCGTTGCCGTCAATCCGAGCAAGCTCAAAGCTAAAGTCTGCACTTGAGTCCTTATTGAGCGATACGGACGATGCGGACCTATCGTTCGTTACGTTCAACCAGACCGTTTTGTTCGTTGGGTTCTGTCCAGCAGTGTGTCCTTTCACAGGGTTCCCGTCGACCGCTGAGTACGTTACGGAACCTACCCGGGAAAGTTCTGTTCCCTCTACAATAAGACCTTGCGTGAACCGAAGCTGGGGCCAAGCACCATTACCCTTCGGGTTGTAGAATACCTTAAAATATTCCCCGGGGTTGTTGCGGAGGGCACCGATGTCTGCATCGATAAAGGGAGGCTGTGCCTGTATGTCTTCGCTCCCATAGATAGGTGTCTGAATATCAGGCCACACTGTGCCGTCCATTCCATAGTTGGAAACGTCTGGCAATATGGGTAAAGAAATTGGGGCGGGGGGAATTTCCCCCTCGCCCTGATAACTTGTAACTGAATCTTTGTCAATCATTGTTACTTAGTCTGCTGAACAACCGGAGGCTGTTCCGTCTGCTCCATGTTCTGATAGATGGAAATGACTCCCGTTTCCGGGTCATATTCTGCAACTGCACCGGAGCAAGACTGTAACCCAAAAGCGGCGGCGATGGAGAGACCTGCCACGATAACCAGCTTCACGATTTCAACAATCTTGTTGTTGGCTCCAAACTTGGAAACCGTAGTACCGATAACCTCAGCCACGACCTGTTCCTTGTGAGCCAGAATGTAGTCTGCCTGATTCACGAAATCCTTAGTAGACTCTGCGGGTTGCTTGTCAAAATCATCCTTGTGACCAGCCATCTGGTACAGTTTAACTGCTAGCTTTTTAAGTTCGTCTTGCATGCTTGAAGTGTAGATTATTTGGATTAGTGTGTCAAGTCCGTTCTTCCGCTAAGGTCAATGCCTTCTGCGAACCAGTCGTAACAGATGTCCTCCAAATTTACCAGCATCTTTGTGGCGAGGTTTCGGGTTTGGTACTGAGCATGCTTGTCCAAACGGAGTTTCAGGAAGTGTCGGAAGGAGCGCAGGTTGAAGGTGACAACGATTTGAGTCTTCGTATCATTGGGCAGTACACCCCTAGCCACTTCCGGTTTGAAGTTCATGGGGCCTTCCTTTGCGATAGCGGCATCATAGGCGAGGGCGCACGTGAGCATTGCATTGCTCCAAGCCTCGTGTTGTTCTTTTGTAAGCCCTCCTTCTACTTCGGGGACAATGACTTGGAGCTTGTCGTCGTATCTGCAATATCTCTGGCTCTCTTGGCTGTAAGCTACCCCAATACGATGGCGTACAAGCTGGTGAGTTACAGCACGGTTCGTAATAAGGGAGAAGGTGAAGCTGATATGTTCCAGTACGCTTTCGTGTCCCTTAGCGATAATTCGGAGCAGGAAATCTTTGTCGGAAGTTTTCCCTTCGCTCTGGTAGCAAACTCTTCCTGCCCTAGCGGCCCGGCTAACCTGCATGGCAAGTTCCTCTGGTGATGTCCACAGTTCGGCGTATTGTCTGATTTCTTTAACCATAGGGCTTCCGTATAGCACGGGAGAAGGTAGGTGTCAAGAACAAAAAGCCCCAGCAGATTTCTCTGCCGGGGCGAAGCGGATAGGTTACTTACAACCTTTTCCTTTACCTTTTCCTTTACCTTTCTTCATAGCCTTTACTTTTTGAAGTAGTCAAAGAACGCGAAAGCTTCATCACCTACAATAAGCAGGTCGGGATTATCTTCATCCGTGAAAGTACGGATAGCTTTCGTTTCATCGTGAATGGCTTCAAGATGTAGCCTCACCGCATTCTTGCCATCCTTCTTAGCGGGGAAAGCGTGAATTTGGGAAGCCACCCAAGGTTGCTTGTCGCCCTGAATGGCCTGAGCAATCCCGGTATATATGGACTTCTGCGGTTCCGGGAGTTCATCCAGTTTCATCGTGGAGGGGTAAGTCCATTCATCAGCCTTGGGGCCGATAAAAGAGATGGTCCCTTCGAAGGGCTTGAATTCTTCCTCTACAGTATTGTTGTAAACGATGTGAATAAACATGGCGTGTTAATTAAGCGGTGGTAAGTTGTTTGTCTCCAATGTAGAATATCCCAGTGTCCTGAGTGTGGTAGATGGTGCCGGGGTTCTTTACAGCAAGTCCATCATAATCTTCTTGAGTAGTCTGAACGAACAGGACATACCTAGCATCACATTCCCCTTGAGTAAGGAGTTTGTCCTTAGCCGCAAGAGGTGCACCTGCACTAGCTTCGGGCGGGGTATAAATGTCCACGTGGGCACCTTGGTCACCAAGCACCGAAATCTGGTTGGTAGCAACAGGAGTGAAATTGATTTCAGCAGAACCGTCTGTAGCACCCAACCCAAGGTGGCCCTTTATTTTCGCGTGACCACTGAGCGTAGCCAACCCAGCAACGGTAATGGTGTTGCCAAAGGTGAAGGCATTCGTTGCGGAGGTGGGACCTTGGAAAGTTACCTGCTTCCGAAAATTAAGCTGTCCCAACGGTTCCATAGTGAATACAGAGTTATCAGATACACTTCCTAAATTGTATTTGTTGTAGAACTGAAGATAACCGTTGTTGCTGGTATACTGTAGATAACACCCATATCTTTCTACTGTCGTGTGGGTAATATCGAAAATCTTCGTAACTTGGTCGGGAGAAACTTTCTTGGTGAAAACAAGGTTTGTTTCAAGAGCTTCACCCGGATGTCCAGTAATCATAAGACCACCTGCCTCTGTACCTTGGACCTGTGTCTTCGGCCCAAAATAAGAGATAGCAGTTTCTGGAACCATAATTCCCCTATCAAAGGTTGCACCACCTGAAACAGTAATTGTGCTATGTATGGTAACGGCACTCTCGAAGGTCGCCCCTTTAAGGTAGGCATAATTGGAAAGAGCAACTACCCCACCATTTACAATGGATAACCCACCACCCCTTACAGGGCCCATGTGAAGATTTCCATCAACACTCTGTGCGATACGGGCAGAAACACTATTGGGACCGTTAAACGTGATACTGTTCCTAGGTTCCGAGATAGTGGTGTTGTCGAAGGTAAGAGTGTCCTGAGCAGTGATAGGTTCCTGTAGATTAACGGGAACAGCTACATCCAGATTAGTTGCATTACCACCTTCGATTACTGCCTTACCTGCACCCGTGCCATGGATTTTAAGGGCATTGTCCCCTTGTCCAAGCAAGATAGATGCTTCATCCTTCATAGTCAACCTCGATACGTTGCTGAAACTCCATGTTCCAGTAACATCCGCATCTTGCGTGGGGTCGAAGCTACCGTCAGATGCCGAACCAAAATTTACGTTCTGAACAGTCAGAACGTACTTAACACCCTCGGGGGCAGAAAGATGAACAACCGTCTTGTCGCTATCCGGTACAAACGGGAACTGAGCGGAACCCTGCTGGGCTTCGCGCATCACGCTAATCACCTTCGTTCCATTTACGCCCATGATGTTGATGACAGGCTGGGTAGTACGGGGAGTATCTACTTCCTGTCCTTCTGCAACAGCATTGAGGGTATAAACGTTACCTGGGGAAACCAGACCAGAGATGTCGTGATAGCCGGAGCCGACGTAGCTTCCCTGAGCATAGGTAGCAATGGCAGGGGGAGCAGGGTAGTCAAACCCAAGTTCTCGAATAGCAATGGTAGCGTACTGGACAGCCGGAGCCTTACCCGTTACACGGAAGTACAATTCCATGTCCTTCCCCTGTTCAAGGTCGAGCATGGTAGAGATTACGTTGCCCTTCACAACATAGTCTGGGTCCGTGATGTTGCTCCACTTTTCATCCGTAGGTTCGTTGTTAACTACCTCAAGAATAACATCCTGATAAGTAGAAGAAACTACCACGGCAGAATGGGAAAGCGTCGGGAGTTTGTAAGTAACTCCCGCAGTGATGGCGTTCCCGAGTTGGTAATCTAAAATTTCAAAAGCCATAGTAAAAGAAAAGAGTTGGTTTAGGCTAGGGGAGCATTTCGTTCCCCTAGCCTGTTAGAGGTTAGCTGATAGGACCGAGGTAGGAGATAACCGCCTTACCGGACCAACCGTTAGAACCTGTGGCCGTCTTATACGTAGCAAGAATAAGAGGCTGGCTGAGAGCACCCGGAGCAAAGTAGATGATACTGCCACGCATGTCACGCACACCCTTCACAACGCCAGTTTCGAGGGGAGCGGCGAACAGGGAACCTGTGTCATCCTTTACCCCGACAACGTTGTCCAGAATAGGACTGCCGCCAGAAGCAGTGAGAGTGGAGTCGAAGGCAGTTGCACCTGTGTCATAGATTTCCAAGTCCACACGATACAGCCCCTTCGGGCTACCCATGGGCAGGGAGATGTTGGTCTGGCCATCACCCAGTTCGGACACTGCGGTCGGTACGCCCGTAACGGGCAGGATGGACGTAGCTTCCGTGATGGTGATTTCCGCATCCTCTGCACTATCCAGCCAGAGGTTGAGCTGTACGGTCTGAGCAGTTACCTGCACCGTACCATCAACAGCGACAAGGGGAGGAAGGGTAGTACCACCTTCCCATGCCATCCGGACCACGTGGGGCACATTGCCCGATACGGCCACTTCGTACACTTTACCAACCGTGAGGCCAGTCTTCTGGTACAGGGTGTTGGGCTTGGCAGGAGAAACAAGGTCAACTGCGGCGGGAGCGGCAGTGGCCTGCTTTGCGGTGAGGGTGAGATTGGCACCAGTAGGAGCTTCTACTACAAGTCGAGCCGTGGTAGCAGTAGCGGTGAACTTGAAGGGAGCATTGTACAGGGCACCGGAGGCAAGAACCTTTGCTTGTTCATCCTCGTCTTCCGTGATTTCCAAGTTAACGAACTTGTCGGAAGTGAGGGTGACTTCATAGGTCGTGCTGGCCTCGAGACCCTTGAGCTTGTACACGGTATTCCCGTCAAGCTTTACTCCTTCTACAGGGATTGTAATTTCGGTCATGGTGAATTAAATGGGTTAAGCTTTCGCCGGAAGTTGGGCAGGAGCATAGATGAAGGAAACGATTGCAGGTACATCCCCGTCAACCTTAACATTTATATCCCCCGTAGCAAGATTGGTCAATTCCTTTTTCTCGTTCATACCAGAAACGGTTTCACGAAGGATGACATTCTTGTCTGCGTCGAGGAACAGAATCTCAAGGGTTACAGGTTTGTCAGCAGAGACAGAAGCGATGAACTTCTCATTAACAGCAGGAGCTGGAGCCACCTTGTACAACTTATTAGGTTCAAGCTTCTTGGGTAGGTCAGCTTCTTCTGCGGCTACAACGGGAGCGGCCTTGACCTGCAACTTCGCTACAGCGGAGCTAAAGGTCGTAACCGTAATGGTTGCGGAGGTAGCAGTAGGTGCAAAGTAAATAGGCAAGCCGTCAAGCTCGCCTTCTGCAACAACCTTTCCGTCTGCTTCCAGCTTAACTAGGCTCTTCTTATCTACCTTAACCACAGCTTCATAGCGGGTTTTGGAGGTGAGACCAGAGATGGTAACAGGCGTATTTACTGCAATTTGAAGGGGCTTTTCCAACTGGGTAAGCGGTGCTTCCTTCACATCAGAGGGGTAGGGAGGTACGACTTCTTTCATTACACTTGAGAGGCAAACTGGTTCATAGCGGCAGAGAGGTCAACAGGAGCAGTAGATTCAGTTTCGGTTTCGGCCTCCGTTTCTTCGGTTTCCGTTTCCTTACCTTCATCTTCATCGTCGTCCTCTCCTTCGTCCTTCACTTCTTCATCTTCAACGGTTGTAACAATGATGGTCTTGCCATCATCAGAAACGACACCCGTTGCAATGAGGTCCAACGTATCACCCGGCTTTGCGTCCGGGAAGTTATCTTGAATAAAGGGAATCTTCATGAATAAAGAAAAAAGGGGCGGCAGGTTTTTGTTCCTGCCGCCCGGTTAGATTACAGACCGTTGGCGGTCAGAGCAACGTTCGGAGTAGAAGCAAGGGAACCAATCGGGTTGCCGTTTGCGTCAACCAGCTCAGCGTTAGCCAGAGCACGCACGTGACGGATAACAACACCGTGACGGGGCTTGATGGGCATCACACCGTTGGAGAGGGAGGCGATGAACAGACCCTGCGTACCGAAGTAGTTGGAGTCCATGTCTCGGTTGTTCACCCATTCCAGTTCACCAGACCACGTTTGCGGGTTGAAGTTCACACGGTCTTCCCCGGTAAACGGATTTACGACCATGGACTTGAACACGTCCTTCACGAACACAATCGTGTCTTCGAAGGGAGCATCGCGGTAAGCCGGGTTCTGGATAGCACGGGTGCCATTGGTGGTCGGTTCCAGAAGGTAGGGTTCCACGCGAATCCACTTCTTACCTGCGGGCTGGGTGTCGTCGAAGGTGTAGCGGGGAGCAAGGGAGTCCTGCAAGTACATGAAGTTCTTGTAAGCCTTCTTAGCACCGAGCTGGTTCATGAGGAAGGACTTATCGCCGTAGGTGGCTTCGGCCCAACGCCAGTCGTTGTGAGCCATGTCGGAACCACGGGTGATGAAGTCGATGGTATTACGGGAGGCCATCACCGTGAACACGGGGGCACCGTTGCTGTAACCATCAGCAGATTCAAACGCGCCTTCGAATTGAAGAACGTCGTTGTAAATCATGTCCATCACAGCGGCATTCAGAGCGGCTTCCGGCTTTACTTCGGGCATGGAAGTAATATCAGAAGTCAGGGCGTTCAGACCGACGATACCGTTAGCGGTAAGAACCAGCTTGTAGGTAGCGCAAGCGGAGTAGTTGTCACGATAACGGACAGACCAGTTATACGCAACCATGGAAGCCAGACCTTCGGCAATAGCCACGGCCTGCTGGCGAGCCTGCCAAGACTGACGAAGGCGGGTAGCGTCAATCTTCTGGGAAGCCAGAATGGTCACGTCACGGGAGAAGGAGTATTCCGTGCTACCAACTTCGTTTACTTGAAGCGGGTTGTCATAGCTGGTGGATTGCAGGGTTACCGGGTTCCACTTAGCCGGAAGGAAGGAAGCACCGAACACGTTCACTCGGCCAGTGTCACCAACTCCATCTTCCCAAGCGGTCTGCTGGACCATAGAGCTGTTCCACGGAGACGTACGAATCTGCGTCTTCCACATTTCCTTCTTGAGCAGGTTGCTCATGTTCACCATGATGGTATTCCCAGCATCAATCTCGCCGGGATTAGCGGCAGTAATAGTAGCCATAATAGCAGTAGTAGATAATAGATTGTTGATTCTTTTCAGGTTGTCCAGACCTAAAGCATTGCTTGTTTGGCCGTAGGGAAACCAGAATTATCTCCTACTGTGTAAAAAATTGAAATTGGATTCTGGCGAGAAATCCTGTTACGCCGTGGTTGATGAAATATGTTTAGCTTGTTTGAGTAATATTTGTCAAGTATTTTTAAATAAAAAAAAGCGTATGAACGCTATAACACGCTCATACGCTGTAGTCAAGTTTAAAGATTAGAAGCCTGCCATCTTCATGGCTTCTTCAAACAGGTCGCTTGTTTCTCTCGGCCTTCCGTCATCCTTGGGTTTGGTAGGAGCAGGGGATTGGGGAGCTTTGCCCGTTCCCTTCGTAGCAGAGGGGGCAGAGGAGCGGAGCTTAGCTACCTTCTCTTCCAGCTCCTTAATCTGATGGCGTGCATCTTCCAACGCATCAACAACCTTGGGGAGCAGGGCCGCCTTCATAAAGGAAGCATTGTCAATCTTATGTGCGAAGTGTCTGCCTTGTTTGAGAACTTCTTCAAGCCCCTTATCGTCCAAATCGAGACCAAGGCTATCAGCTTCCGCTTTGAAGTTTTCGCTCGTGTAGTTCGTCAAGTCCACTTCGTACTTGCCACCACCCAGTTTCTTGAGGAATTCTTCACGGAACTTGTCAGCATTCTCCTTGAATTCCGTAGCCTTGGCGATTGCTTTGTCCCGTGCCATGGATAGACGAACAAACTTGTACATTTCGTTAGCGTCCAGTCCTGCTTCCTTGGCGAGGTCCTCATATTTGCCCTCACGGTCAAAGTCGTCCAGCTCTGCGTTCAGGGCTACTTCGTTTAACTGCTCCTGCGTAACGGTGGGAGCAAGGGAAGAAATAGCGGAGTTAGCCTTATTGAATGGCTGAGCTACAGCAGACTTATATTCTTCGCTCGTCTGGTAGGCATAAGCTGAGACAATATCCTTGTACTGGCTAAGTTCCGCTTCGAGCGTTTCGGACGCTTCGGGAGCTTTAGATTGGAGAGCTTCGACTTCCTGTTGAAGCTTTGCGATTTCCTTGCTCTTCTCCCGGAGTTCAACTCGCATCTCAGCAAAACGCTTCCCTGCTTTTGCACTCTGCCTAACGTCGCTAGGAACTTCGTCATCATCTCCGTCTTCGGGTTTCTTTTCCTGTTCTTTCGGTTTCTTTTCCTGTTCTTCCGTGTTCTCAGGGTTCTCGGGATTCTCAGGAGTAGGCTCAGGATTTTCCGGGTTCTCGGGATTCTCAGGGGTAGGTTCGGGATTCGGAGCTGGAGCAGGTTCGGGGTTCGGAATAGACTGAGGACTAGGAGTAGGGTCGTTCACTTCGGAAATTGCTTGGTCTAGAAGGTTCCCAAAAAGTCCGTCACTTCCTACATTAAATACGGAGGCATCAGGTACGATTGATTCAGTGCTCATGAGTCTGTTTTATTTGTTTGGTGTGTTGAATCGGTTCAGTTGTTCAATGTAGTCTTGTAAACTTCTCTGGCTCGGTCTTGCTTCTTCGTGCTTGGCGTTGTTCACAATACTGTATTCTGCCATATCAAGCAAGGATTTTATTACAAAGTTTGCACCTGCGTAATAAGCACCTAGGATGGCCGCCGCCTCCATGCCCGAAGGCACAGAGGTTGGGCCAGCCATATCTTGAATGATTTCCAAGACCTCCTTGAAGAGAGGTCCTGAAACAATCTTGTGCAGTTCATCCGTTTTAATTTCGTCGGCCTTGAACTGTCTCTTTCTTTCTAATCCAGTCATCATAATCCTCGGAGCATTTTATCTGCGGCTTCGGCTTGTTTTCTTGTTATTTCAGCTTGAGATTCCCTATCGAGTCTCGCTTGTTCTGCTATGAAGGCTTGGTTCTTACGGTCTTCTTCTGCCTGAGCTTTCATCATCTTTATCTGCTCGTCAGTGTCCATCCCTTCCTGACCTTCGGCAGGGGCTTGTTCCTGCTGTTGCATAGCTTCCAGTGCTCGCATACCGTTGGTAATGATTTCATTACAACGTTTAATCAGTTTCTCGTACTGACTAAATTCAGGAATAATTTCCTTTTTCACGGCAAGGTACTGCATGTGTTCAGCAAGGTGGTCCACAATGATTTGAAGAACCGGAGCAAGCTGAGCCATCTCTTCTTTGCTAAGTTCCTGTTCAGGAATCATAGACATGATTTGATTAGAGTGAACATCAGCGTGAACACGGTGGTCCTCATTGGGGATTACCGGAACAGTCATACCATTGGTCATCTGGTTGTTCTGCATAGCCGCAATAGCTTCCACGTTGGGTTGTCCGAAGTCAGTCTGCGGAGCAGGGTAGATAAGGTCACCAAGGAAGGGTCCCATGTTTTCGAGAGTTACCAGACGCATGAGGTTGTCCTGACCTGTCTTGGGGAGGAACTGCATGTACTGGAACATTTCACGAAGCATGAGCTTTCGCTGAACCGGAGAACCCTCACCAATAGCGGGGGTAGCCACGACAGAGTACAGGTCCACCTGAGCAAGGGCCTCTTTCGGAACGCCTTCATACTCAAGTTCTTCAATCATGTTCTGGACTTCTTCAAATCCTCGAACAGATTTGTCCATGTCAGCAGATGCTACTCGTCGAACAATCTCACGGAACAGTTTTGTTAAACATTCCATCAGCCTCGTCTGAACACGGTGAGAAAGTCTTGTAGCATTGCCAAGACGAACTTCCGTTTCAAACTGGGTCTTACCCATGCTACCGTCTGCCTGAGTATCTAACTCACCAAGGTAATCACGGATTGAAGCCTGCATGAGATTGAGAACTCCACCCATCCCCTGTTCAATGTTGACATTGGCAGATTGAGTTACTTGGAAATTCCCGTCGATGATGGTGTAGTTACCAATGGGGTTAACAGCCGCATCAAGTCTGGCTCCTTCGTTGGTAGCCTGTAGCGTGATGGAGAGGTTCTGCATAGCGGCATCCGCACCTGCGCAAGTAAGCTTGTTAGCTATCTTTGTTTGGGGGAGAATGTCGTTGCCAAAACCGCGAAGACTGTGAATGAACCCATTGGTGCTAGTTCCATAAGGGAACATGACAAAAGCCTGCTCCATACTTTCATAGGCACCCTTCTTGCTGTACATGAACTTGAGAACAATGTCATCACGTACCTCGGAAGAGCTGTCCACGGAAGCATTGGGAGTCTGCTGGTTCATTTCATAGAACACCGAGTGTGTCACAGTGCCATCGAACTCTTTCACCCACATGTGAACGATGGGAACGGAAGTACCTGTCATATCAGCCATGGTGAGGTCATTATTCTTCATCATGGTTTCGACAGTGGTCGCCACCTTCATGTAGTTAGGAAGAGAGTAAGAAGCAGTCTTAACAACCTGTTCTACGACCTCGGGGTCCCATCCAGCTTCTTTAGCGGTCTCCTTGTCTCGGATGAAGTCAAGGAGTTCATGCACCCTGAGGGTTCTGGAAGCAAAAACGATTTCCAGAGTCTTGGGGTCCGGCTTAGTTAAACGCTCAAAAGCGAAGTCGTCCAGACCACCTGCGTTCCAGTACCATGAATCCTTGTCGTCAAAGTATGCGGCGGCAAACCCATGATACGCAAAGTTATGAAGCAGGTAATTCAGAATAGACTGGTAGCCTTCCATTCCTCGAATCAACTTCGTCAAATGGAAGGAGAGTCTTTCGGAATAATAGGCTTTTGCCATCTTGGAACCATACTTGGTTTTACAAGAGAGCAGATAGGGAGTAGACTCTACAGCATCATTCAGTGCCGCCATCACCTTGCTGTGGAAGAGACGCATGAATCGGAAGTTGTCGTTTGTCCGGTTCACCTGTCCTAATGCGGCAAGGGTGGCTTTATCGAATGGGGCAACGCCGTCCAATTCTTCTTGGGCGACGTTGCGGGTGTTGCGAGACTCCAAATCTGCCCTCAACGCATTGGCGTAAAGGCCACGCGCAACCATAGCATTGGGAACTCGCTCAGTGAGCAGGTTCCCCTCTTGGTCCACCACGGAGACCATAGCGGTCCCAAATCCGGGATTATCGGGAGATGTTGAGTTTTGCATAAGGGGGTTGGTTTACTTGTCAGAGGGAGTGCCCAGTTCCTCTTCCCCCTTCTTGTCTTCAGTTTCAGCTTCGGTCTTGCTCTTTCCTTTACCCTTGGCATTCTTCTTGCCAGTGAGGAAATCATGGAGACTCTGAGCTTTATCGGGGGAAATGGTACTGGTCAGAGGCTTGTCCTGAATATCTTCGTCAGCACCAGCAACAATGGGTTCACGTTCCTTCCCGAAATTAGCAACCGGGGCTGACTTGGGGGAAGCGGCTACAGTTACTTGGCTGGCCTTGATAGGAGCAGGGACTGCGGGGTTCTCGTCTACAATAAACAGCGTGTTCCATTCTTCCAGCTTTTCACTCTTGTCGTTAATCAGAGCCTCCGCAAGGAAGGGACGGAAGTGAGAGTGGCAGGTCAAGGAGCAAACATAGGGAGCCGTATGAGGGTACGTCTTCATGAAGTTGCTACCAATGATGAAGCTGTGGTCAGGGAAAATCTTTTCTACCTGAGCAGGGGCCATGGTTCCCGGGGCAGGGGCTTTGGCGAGGAGTTTGTTTTCAGGTCCATAGAACTGAACAGATGCGCGTTTGTAGAAAAGAGCTTCGATAATATCCAGAGCGTCTTTCTGGAAACGGTCAGCACCCTTCTCGTCATACCACACTACCGGAGAAATTTCATTGCTGGGGTAGTTCAGGTCCAGATAAGAAAGCGCAGTGGAGAAAGCCGTGTTGATAAACCCATAGGGTTCCGTGCAGGGAGTCTTGAGCGTGTAGAAGAGGGAATGCCCAAAGAGGGGTTCCAGCTTACGGAATTCATTTGCCAAGTAATCGCTGGCGTAAGGAGTAATAATGACAAGGTTGTGTCGTTTCAGTTGGTCTTCGTCATGGCTTTCAACGATAGAATTTACAATACGTTCTGCATTTGCAACAACGCGAGGCTCACAAGGAATTATCAGTGTAGTGCTCATTAAATAATGTTGTTTCTTTGGTTGACTGGAACAGTCAGTGGATGGACCCTACTATAAGGAACCATTTGGTTTTCTGTCAAGCTTAATTCTCTTTCTCCCAGTAGTTTAACTGCGGCGTACCAAGAGAAATAGAATTGAGCTTCGACAAAAGGGTGGTAAAGGAGTGGCATGAGTTGGTCTCTCGTAAGCCTACTCGGAGGGGGTAAGGGTTCTGTCAGGTTGTTTCCGAAGATAGTGTATCGATAGGCTCGAACGGATTTGTCAGAAACAGATATGGTTAAAGGTACACAAGGGTGATAACAGTTACTGTTAATCCTACGGTTTTCCCCAAGCTGTGGCCGGAGAGATTGCCTATCAGTAGCCATCATCATGTAGGCCTTCCGGTACTTGAAAGCTTTATCCCAAACTTCTTTGTTCCCTATGAACCTGAGGCACTGTTCCTTCCTGTCGTTGTTACCCACCCTCCTCACCATACTGGAACGGGTTATTTTGGGATTCATTTTTCTAGGAAGTTCATGAAGTTAATGAAGGTATACATATCGAACTCAGGCATGGAATTTCCCCACCCCTCAAGCTGGTTAATGTCCTTCAATGGAATGGCTTCCCACAAATTGTAGGCTTTGTTGAGTTCTGTCATCCTATCCAAGAAATCTTTGTACCCGGGAGACATGGCAACAACCATGAAGAAATCCAGCAGTTCCTGAGGCATTGCTTCAAGGTTCCCGTGAGTAAGGTGGACTTCCCCTTCTTTAACAGCACGGCGAACGTATGCCGACCTTCGTTCGTTGATGTTCCGTGCCTTCTCAATAAAGTCCAGCATGTACTCCTCAATCACGTCCAAGTCCTGCAACCATGATTGAATGTTGTTCATCCAAGACCGGACAACCTCAATTCTCATACGAATCAGGTAAGCAGTTCGGACTGCTTTAGGGAAGCACCCACAACTAGAGTTGTTGATGAATTCGTCCACGTTCATTTTAAGAACCCTCCCACAACCACACCTCACAGCATAGGGTGCATTAGGGTCCTTGGTGAATCCGATGATTTCCAGTGCTCCGTTAATGCTCCCCTTAGCGTGGGGAGCTACGTTGATTAGGTGTTCCTTCGTTTCAAAAATCTCAAAGTCTTCCGTTTTGACTTTTGGATTCAGGGTGGCAGGAGTCCAGTTATAGAGAACTTCCTGAAAATTTCGGGGCCGAAGTTTTGGCCCCTTGGAATCTACAGGGTTTTTGACACTTATCTTTCTGTTACTCTTAGCCTTCCGAGCTTTACTTCTTTCTAATTTCCGCTGTTCTCTCTTTGTAGGCATGCGAGGAAAATAACACGTAAGGATTTTTTGTCAAGGAGAAATTTAGAGTGGCCGCACATTGACAGACACTTTTCGTTGTACACTATTCTCCTCAACTCTTTTCTTTCTCTTACCTGCCCTGTCTAGAAGCACAAGACCTTCTTCTTCGTCTTCGTCTTCATCCTCTTCCAAAATGAGTTGCCTTGTAGTGTCTGTCTGTTCGATTTGGATGTTGTCTACCACTTCCCGAATCACATCCTTGTCAGCTTTTTCAAGTCCATCATGCAGTTTCTGCCTAATATCCAGAAGCTTACCAAGAACGTTAACCATCTTCTCAGCTTCCTTCCCATCATATACAGAGGCATTCTGTACATAGGAGAGCAGGGAACCAACACCTCCTTCAACGGCTTTGTTAATTTTGCCGGAGACGGAATTCAGCATGCTCTCGTTTTCTTGACTGAGGGTCTCCCTCCTTGCACGAACACGGTTGGTTGTGTTCGCAAGGTAGGTCATATTGAGTTCGTCCCTCATTCGGAGTTCCTCCGGGGTAAGCTCAACATCAGCCAAGTAAACATCCACGTCTTCCCGGCTTAGTCCGGTCAGACGTTGAATGACACTCACGGGGGCACCGTTTTTATAGAAGGCTACGACCTTCTCCTTTAAGAGCAGGTTCCTTTTAGCTTCCTTTTCCTGTAACAGTTGGTTTTTACTAGCGTCTCTCATTCCTCTCATAATGGCAAGTTTCTAAGTCTTTTGGCTTCATCCCTCCAATCATAGGTTACTTCACCTACGGGGGAGTCCTTTAAATATTCCTTTAAGTATCTTCCGTCAATAAGTTTCACACCGTATTCGTTTACCCGGAATCCCTCAGCCTTTTTAACAGCAGGAGTGGTATTCTCTACTCGGGTAATTCGTCCGAACTTCCCGGGGAAAATTCTTCGAGCAAGATAGCAGAGCATAGCGGTAACGTCAGCCCTGTCCGGGCTTTTACGAATACGCTTCCTCATTTCCTTCTTCTCTTCCAGCTTGATACGGGAACCAGACATAGTATACTGGCGAGATTTGATTTCGGACATTGTAACTCCGTCCAAACCATAAAGCTGTTTAGCCTTAATAGCTTGTTGCATCGTACCCCAAATCTCGGAGACCTTGTTGTGATAGATGTCGCAGGCCCGGGTGCTTTCATGAGCAGAGACTGGATTGATGCTCGCCTTCCCAGCGTAGGAGAGAGGAACGATGTCCCCCTTAAGGTAGCTTGAAAGAATATCCCTAAAGCTCAATCCCCCGGTAGTATCGAAGATAAAGTTTTCAGGGAGCACCCCTTCCTCTTCCAATATCTCTTTAACCCTTTGGGCGATAACAAAGCTACGGTCTTTCCGGTTAGTACTATTGGCGTTTGCGCCGGGAGGCTTGATGTTGAAAATCTTGTCCTCACAAATAGCGAGGTTCCCGTTCACGTCCAAACCTACACGTGCCGTCTTCAAAATAGTCAGGTCCCCGCCGTTCGTGTAGGCAGGGTCCATAGCCGCTATTTTGATAGGGGTTTCAATTCCCCACAGCGGCTTGGTGTCACACTTCCCAGCAAGGAGTTCGTTTTCGGAGATTAAGCACCCTTCTTCCGTGTCGTCCGAGAAGGTCGCTTTGTAGAACCTAAGTACCTGAGGGGAGTTATCACCATAGGTATCAATCGCGTCCTGAATAATATCCTGACTAGTGAACCACGACCAGTCCGGCCTGTTGCAGACAATGCGAGGGTTCTTCGTGTTGTCGAACCTTACATAGATGCCATCAACCGTTTCCCAAGTGTCGCACTTTGTAATGTCGATACTATTCCAACCGAGCCTAGGCTTGGACAGAATACCGAAGGCATCCATCTTGCTCTTGGGGTTGGATGCGGCCATGAGGGTGGGAGGAGTATCAGCGGCGTTGGTACGAAGGTTGCTTCGCCAAACGTCCACCAGTTCGATAGGAAGTTCGGACAATTCGTCATAAAATACGTGCATGTTCTTGGCCTTGATACCAATGAACCGGGAACTTGGGTCCCCGATATTAGCACAGGGAATAATCTTGATACCGCGAGAGTCGTCTAGCAACCCTTCTTCGTTGATACCCTTGATTTGTCCCTTGCCGTCGACAAGCTTCCCGGGGAACTTAACTCTCCAAAACCTCTTGATGTCCTTGAAGATACGTTGTTTTGCACCGTCGATAGTCGTGGACGTAATGAGACAAAGCGTACCCACAGGGTCAGCAAGGTAATAGAGCAGGGCCAATACGGCCATCATCATCGATTTGCCACATGAGGACCCTCCACCCATTACGCACACGTCATTCTCGCATGCCGCCTTCAAGCCCATTTCGAGCCATGGGTTCCACACAATGGGCGTAGGGGAATCCTGATAGTTCCAGAGCAGGTCAATCGCCTTCTTCGCGTGATTATACTTCCCCAGTCCACCTTCCTCGGGCGACCTTGCGTACTTGAAGCAGTAGAGTTCAATGTCTACCGCACTAGTACCGAGAGGCCACTCTAATCCGTATTTCTTGAACGTTCTTGCCATGTTTAGTCGAACAGTACTTTCACACAAGCCCAATCTCGCAGGCTTGCGGACGTGTTGTTCATTTCGACGCGATAGGCGTATAGTGCGATTAGGAGAGCATCAGCTATCTTCAAGGTCACCTTTGCATTGGGAAATTCCTCAATGGCAATGTTCTTAAGGTTGTTCTTCCAAGCGGTCTTATCAAGGTAGCTAATCCCGGCATTGTGAGCACCAATCTCGTGCATCCATTGCTGAGGAATAACGCTCTTCACGTCAAAGCCCTTGGCTCTAGCGATTCCTTCTATGTGACCGGAGTTTCTACCAAGAACGCCCATGGCCCTCGGGTTGGAGAAACGAAGTACCTCTCCGTCCTTACCTCTAGCTTGTTGAGCAAAGGTAAGGTATTCATACCAGTAGACGGCACGCTTGGGCTTGTCTACGATGTTGAAGAACTTGATTACGTTGTTCAAATCAGCAGGCATTGCGGAGTAGTAAACCGTATGGTTGCTTGGGGACAGGAGTACAATGCCACCATTCTTCCCAGGGTCGCATGCCACAATTCTCTTCGTTAGTTTTTTCTTGTGAACCATAGATAAAAAAGTACGCACGAGGTGTTAACTCGTGCGTAGTATAGCCTGTAACAGCTTAGTTAGTCAAGTAATTAGGAAAGAGCTTCGGCAAACGGAAGCTTCATCACTTCTTCCAGTTGTCCTTCACTCCCTCGGGAAATGGCAGTCTTCCACTTGGCGAACTTCGTGTTGGGGGAGGACTTGCGGGAGCAGACCAGAGGGGTCCACTTTACTCGATAGGGACGGAAGCCGTTTTCGAATCCCTTGAGAGCAAGGAAGGAGGTGAGAGGTGTAATGGCTTCCTTGAACTGGAGGCCACGCACGTACAGATAGCCCAGTGCCCACTTCTTGCCAGCGAGTTCGACGTTGAACATGAAATCCATATCTTCTTCGCTGGTGTCGTCAAAGGACTTATCAGGCTTCGCAATGAGCACCACCAGCTTGGCGGTTTCATCAATATCCTTGAAGGTCAGACCATCTTCTGCATAAGCGGCCTGAGTGGTGTAGACTCGGGGACGTTCTTCCGTGCCATAGGGGAGGCGTTCAACGTAGGTCTTCGTGAAGGATAGAACAATCGTTTCAATGGGATTGCTTTCATTTCCCACTACCATGCCTTGGAAGAGCACGTCGCCCATGCGACCGATACCGTCTCCTGCTTCGGCGCACTGCGGATGGAAAAGCTTAATCTTGGGAATGGAAACGTCGCGGCTGGTTACTTCACCGCTGAAAGCAGAAAGGTGAGAATCCGTTTGGGGACTATCTACTGCCAGTTCGTGCTTTTCTTCGGACATCAGTTCCTGCTTATCGTCCATTAGTTCAACATTGGCATCTTCAATTTTCGGCATTACTTTGTTTTGGTTTGTTTTGTTCTGTTTTGTTTTGTTTCTTTTCAGGTTCCCTCTCCCGTTTTACACATAACGAAGATAGGTAATTTCTGTTAGTCGGTGTTAGGAGAGGGATAACGGGCCTGTAGGCGTACCCCGTATCGAGGTGACAGGGACGTTATAACAGAGGGCAGATTCTAAGTCAAGCTTTAATTATTCGGCTCCCTACTTTAACCTCTCTTACTACGCCACTGTCCTCAAGCTCAGAGATAAGTTGGTCTTTAATTTCAAGGCGTTGCTCCTTATCCATGTCTTCATCCACGCTGTCAATAATTTCATCGAGCACTCGCTTAACGGAGACACTAGATACTAGCTCTAGGACCTTTTCATCTCCAAGCCTTTTTCTTGCGAAATCCTTAAACGCTTCTTTGTCAACGTTTATCGTAGTCGTTCCTTTCCCCTTCTTCCATCCGGGGATTTCGACACCCATGTTGAGCATGTTCTTGGCTGTAGCTTTTACTGCGTCCTCTGCTTTAGAAGCTAGCTTGTAGAAGGAGAGTAGTCTACCTACGTTCTCGGGTTTGTCGATGGCCTCTTCCAAATCCACAAGGAGCTTATCATCTTCCTCCACACCGAGAATCTTCTTCCCGAACTTGTATGTAAGCTCAGCTATTCTCGGGCAGGTAGAAAGTTTAGAACAGTGTTGACATACTTCGTGGCTAGTTCGGAAATACTTCGAGTTGCTGTTGTGTTCGATAACTCTCGCGATTGTTCCAAGATACGTGCAGGCCACCTCACCGGAAGAATGGAAGAAGCTCATATCAAACCCTATGTTCATGAACAGTTCGATGTCTTCTTCATAACGGGGAAGGACAGCAATCCTCGTAACCTGTTCAGCTTCAGGCTGGATGATAGCCATGATGACGGCCATGCAATCTTTGTTCTCCTCCATTTCCATCAGCGCATAGGTGTTGAGCTGGAAGTTCTCATTGGGGTGGTCTACCTCTACGTTCCCTTGCTTGTAGTCCACAATAAAGGATAACTCTTCGCACCGCCCAAGAACGTCTGCACTCCCAGTCTGAATTCCGACTTGGGTTTCAATACCTTTGAAGGTATGCTCCGGGAAGATTTGAAAATCTTTTCCACCAGCCACCTCCTTCATCTTTGCATAGAATGCTTCAAACTCGCTCTTGCAAACTTCGTACTTCCAATGCTCAGATTTTGTGAGCAGATTGCTGGGGTCCATTTTTTCGAGAGCCTCGTGAATGCGAGTCCCAATAGCAGAGGGAGAAAAAGCATCCTCCTCTTCTTCCATCTCTTCACCTTCTGCCTTCTCTACCTCTTCCCGTTCGTAACCCGGGCAGGTGGAAAACAGGGCGATGGATGACGGGGAAAAGAAAGAATGGCCGTCTTTGTTTTTGTACTTTTCTAGGTTCTTTTTCATAAAACAGCTTTTTGCATTGCGTAGTGTTTTTCTTTTACAGCCTTGAAGACTTCTTCTTCGTAGGTTCCTGCGGCAACAAGAATGAATTGCTCGGTGTCGCTCTTGGCTCCGGCTCGGTCAATCCGTCCTAGAGCTTGGAGAGTGTCCGTTACGGAGAAGGTCGTGTTCAGGATTGAGGCACGGGGACGGGAACCCCTTACGTCGTGAAGGGAGATGCCCGCTCCTCCGGCTTGAAATTGGACGATGGCAAGATAGGCTTCGTCCCTCTGGAACTTATCAATCTCCTCTTGCCGCTTCTGTCCTGTCTTCGTCCCGTCAATTACAACGGAAGAAACATCGGGGAATTGAGCAAGGAGAGCATCTGTGGTTTCTCGGAAGTTGACAAATACTACAACGCTTTTCTTTTCACCCAGAAGTTCCTCGATTTTCTCAGCAAGGATAGGGGTTTTCAGAACTTCAATCTCCTGTCTCGCCCGGAGGATTTCACGGAGGTGGGTTGAGAGAACTGGCTCTTGTCCTTTCTCCATAGCTTCGTTGAACTTCTGAATGTCCCTCTCCAAATCTTCCTCCCTCTGTTTGTCCATGCGAAGAACATACTTCTCAAGCTTCTTCATCTCCTTTAAAGTTTTGGAATCGAAGTCCACCAATATTTCATGGAGCGTGGAAGTTGTGAAAAATTCCGCTAAGTCCTTTCTGGTAATTTGGACGGCACACCCCCTCTCCCCGTACAGGAGGTTTCTCAGGTAAGCTAACCCTGCTTCCCCTTCTGGCTTGTATGGATTGAATTCCCAGCCGTTGAAGTAGTTTTGGTAGCAACCACGTTTGCGGCACCAAGATTTGAATGAGTAGCTATCTTGAATTTCCTTGGTAGCTATGGCGAGGTACTCACAGTGTAATGGATTTTCGAACGGCGTACCGGAGAGGGCGATAGTGGGGACTCCCTGCGAAGCCGCATCGACTGCCATGCGACCTTGAAGCGTTTTACTCCCAGCTTTCGCCTTATGAACTTCGTCGAAGATTAGAATTCCATTGCGTGGGATTCTCCACCTCCCATATCTGGCTCTTTTGTTTCTAGTGTACCATTTCGTTTTTCCGGTACGGGCCTTGTCCCACGACAACACAGTATAATAGTCTACCTCTTGTTCGTCGAGGGCACGCTCCCAAGCGGTAAGCGTAGAAGCAGGGGCAACTACGATGGGAGCCTTACCTAAGGCTTTGCAGGTTTCGAGGGCCTGCAATGTCTTACCGGAACCAAGACCGGAGGTGTTGAGAGCAAAGGAATTCTTCTTTACTAGCTCGACCATCTTGTCAATGGCTTCCTGTTGTTTAGGAAAGGGCCTCAGCACGTTTCTCCTCCTTCCTCATAGCACCAGATGTAGCCACCAGCGGTCTTTTGCTTCCCTTTACAGATTTTCGAAATAAGGGAATGGTCTATCCCTGTTACTCGTTCAGCTTCTTTAATACTTGGATATTCAGCTAAGAAGACACCATCTGTGGTGTATTGAGCAACAGATTTGCTATAGGACTTATGGTTCATACGGGATTCTGCGGACCTCTTAACCCCTGTACCATGATTTATATTCTCCCTGCAAGTTACCCACTCGAGATTCTCTGCCATATTATTCTCCTTATCTTCATCAATATGGTTGACCTGCGGCTTATTCTCAGGGTTTGGTACGAAGGCTTCCGCAACAAGTCGATGAACTGTCTTCGTTACGTGCTTTCTACTAGTACATAGTATGACATAGGGATAACCATCTCGGTTCTTCCTCGGCTTCAAAATCTTTGGATACTTCCCTTTGAAACTACAAACCCTGCCAAGATTGGAGACTTCGTAATCTGGAAAGCCGTCTATCTCTCTAAAAATTTCTTTTTCGTTCATAATACTAAAAAGCGTATGAGCACGTTACTATGCTCATACGCGAATGTCAAGGATAATTTAGTCTTTCCTGTAGTTATAAAGGATGTCTGCTGGTGCGGACAAGGGAATATTTTTCCCCCATTCCGGCACGTCAATCATAATCTCCTCAAGGGCTTTAGCTACCTCTTCGGCTTTCTCTTTACGACAGCGAAGTACAGCTTCGTCATGTACCAGAAGAACCAATTCACAGTCTTCCATCAGTCCAGCTTTCACCATGGAACTTACCATCAAATCTCGAGCAGTGCCTTGAACTAGGTTGTTGATAAGCGTAGGAACCGAAAGAATCGTATCTCCGGGTTTACCATCTTCATCAGGGAAGTCAGCGACAAATGCCATAAAGGGGCGACGCTCTTTATCTTTTGGCACAATGAGCTTGCGATGGATTCCCCTGTACCAAATCTTTCGACCAGAAGGGAGCGTGATGCCGAACTGCTTACTAGGAGAAGCACAGCCGTTGCGAAGGACAGTTTCCAGTTTCTTCCACAACGCAATCACCTTCGGGCACTTCTCCCGGTATTCAGCCACCAGCTCTTCACAACGCTCAAGAGGAATTGATGGGTTCTGCTTATGGAGTCCCTTAGCGGCAAGACCGAATCCACAACCGAGCAACTGACATTTCAGGTGGTGGCGAAGAGGAGAATCTTTCTCCTTGCAATACTGCTTCAAGCTCCATCCCTTCTCGATAGCCTCCTTAGGCATCTGACCGAGGAATTTCGCGAAAGCTTCATACAGGTCGGGACTAGTTTTCAGGAACTCGAAAATCTCCGTTTGACCTGCGAGAGACATAAGCACACGAACCTCAATAGCCGCATAGTCTGCCACCACAAGCCTATACCCCTTACCCGCTTGAAGAATGTGACGGGTGTTAATTCCCTCTACAGGGTCTCGGTTAAACTGTTGAGCGTTAAGGCTTCCCTTACCGCCAGATGTCCACCTTCCCGTACCAGCACCGCAGTACTTGAAGGTAAAAGGAATACGGTCTACACCTTCCTCGTCAGTATACATACAGTTCAGAGCAGTAGTATAGATGGAGAGAAGGCGGTTGGCAGAACGCTGTTTCGCTAGGCAGGAAATCCAAGGTACATCCTTCCCCCAAGTATCAAGCCACTCATGCCAGAGGGGATTGGTCTTCGCCGTTGTAACTGGAGGTTCAATCCCATGCTCCTTGCAGTAAGCTATTAACTCGTTCCGGCTCTGCTTCTTACTGAGCGGAATCTGGCTTTCATAGTAGTCAACTCTTTCCTTCAACCGCTTAAGTGCGCATTCAAGCCACTTGCGGTTGGAGGGGATGCCACGGAGAGCCATATCCGTCGTAAAGCTCCAACAAGCTCTTTCCCGATTGGGCCAAAGATTTTTAACTTCGTGCCAGATAGCCAGAGCGTAAACGGAGTCGAGCAATACATACTGCTTCATATCCTCAGGCAGTTCATCCAGCTTGCTAAAGTCAACGCCTTCAGCCTTCGCTCGGACCTCCTTGCTTACAGAGATACCGAACATCCTATCCATTACTTGAGCAAGGTTGCCACGGATGTTTAGGAAGTGGCAGGCCGCCATACAGCATACCCAGCTCTTCATGGGCCAGTCCCCGGGCGCACCAAGCCCAAATTCGTACACGCTTCGGTCAAAGGTGGCGTTGAAAGAAACAAGTTCCTTGCCACGGGTTACGTTCCAGTCGAAGTCTTTGGGGTGTCCTACCCAAGCGGTGGTATCGGACACTACGGACATTACGTATGCACAAAACTTCGGATGGCAGATGTAGTTCCGATAGGTCATCTTCCTCAAGCTATATTCGTCTTCGTAAAAGGTTTCGAAGTCTATAGCGAGGACATCTCCTTCCAAGTCATGACAGTCTTCAACTAGTCTCGGTTCTAATTCGTTCTTTGGCTTTAGCATTTCTTATCTGGCGGGGTTGTATAAAAGGCAATAATTGCTACTATGAGCAGGAGAACCGCGAAGAGTAGAGTCATTACTCTCCCTCCTTGTCTAAGTGCGCGGTGCAGAGAAGGTAAGCGTCAACAATCTTTTCAACGTCCTTGCTCGCTGTAGGAATCTCCTTCATAGTAAAAATCCTACTTGCGCTGATGTATTTCTCGTCAGTTACTTTCAGTTTCAGGTCCAGAGCGAGGTTTCCTTCGCCAGTAGGGAGCAAGGACCAAACGGCCTTGTCTTCCGGCAAGCGGTTAAGTTCCTCGGTCATTGTCTGAATCTGCAACTCCATTGGGCTAATTTCTGGTAATGCCATAGTATTTTCAGGTTGATTTATTCTAGGTAAAGAACTAGGTATTGTCAAATCTTAAGAGTAGTATGCTTTGTACAGGTTATAAGGAATGACAAACATAGCAGAAGGAACGGCGAAAAAGGAAAAGATTGCTGAGAAGTGGTTCATGTTGGAAAAATTAAACACGAGATAGTAGGCTTCAATAAGAAGAAAAACCAGAGCGTATGTCCACACTGCGAACATGGTGAAGTTATGTTTCCCATCATCTTCTTCATCTGTCATTGGGATGGGTTTTCCTTTGCTCTTTCTCCACTTCGAATAGAAATAAACTACTGTAAAAAAGACAGTAATGCAAATAAAGTAGCTGGATGAAAAGAAAAATTTTCCCCAACCAAAAGATTCTTTAACTCTATCTCCCCACACGATTCCTTGTTCTCCTCCGACAAACACGATAGGAATTAAAAGCATGGCTAATGCAAATCCAAGGGTTGCGGTTATGGAAAACCGAAAAGGTCCCATGTACTCTATCTCAAAGTTTCCTCTCTTATATGTGGTCGTATTCATATCTGAGGCCGAAAATATCACCTCATTTATTTTTGTCAAGGAAAAATTTGTACAGTAGGAGAGGAGCACTTGGGGCAAGTGTAAGTTGCTACGGTTTCCAAGTAGTCGAACTCAGGGCAAAAGAGCTTGCTACCCACAGCGGGCTTAGGGATTAAATCCCCTTCAAATACTTTCCCGCACTCCTCACAGCAGACATCCGTCTTACCTTCTAAATCCTTCTCTTTAAATTTTTCTCCACAATTCCGACACTGGTAGATTTTACTTGACTTATTCACGTGTTTGTTCTATAAAGGTTTCACCGTTTGGAACGTGTTTGTGTTCAGTTCGGTTATTTCTGATTCGTTCATTATTGGCTAGTTTTCACCCCGTAGAGATTTTTCGCTCTACGGGGTGAAAACTTTTTAATTGGAGCTATCAGGTTTCCACTGGTTGTAGTTAGAGCAACGTTGGCATTCCTTACTTCTCTCACCTATCATATATTCGCAGGAGGAACATCCTACCATAACCCTCTTCCCGTCCTTCATGTAGGCTCCGCAGGCAGGGCAGAAGCCCGAGGCCAGTTTTCGGTTCAGGTTATTTCGGTCCTGCTCATACACCCGGAAACAGTCCGGGCAAACTTTGAGTTTATTTTGCATCAATATCTCTCCACTTTAGTACACCTTCACTATACTTCCAATTAGTGTAGCCGTCTCCACAATGCCTGCATGGGTTAAAGTAGAAGGGTGTCTCCGCGCACCGGGCAAACCCCATTCGTGATTTTGGGATTGATGAAGTACAGTTGGCGACACCTTGTACAACAATAGTAATGATTTGAATTTGGGCTGGACATGGCTAGTTTTTTAGTGTAAAATGGAAGGTTACTTATTTGCTTTGATGATAAATACCACGAAAGCAAGGCATGCGAAGTACATAATTACTAGGCTCCACCAAGGGTAGAGTAGAAAACCCCGGGTGATACCGAGGATAATGTACAGGGCAACAGTGAGCAAGGGAGGTAGAAATACTGCATCCTTCCAATTCCATTCGTTCTTTTTATCGTTCATGGCTGGGACTCACAGTAGCACGCTCTTCGTTTTTGTCAAGCAATTCTTTTATCTTTTTCCTTGCGCCAGCTTCGTCAGCGTAGGTAAACCCGAAGGTTCCCCAGTCGTTAGTACAGGGAAGGTATTCATCCCCCGCCTTGATATTGAACGGTTCGTAGTCCTTGTTGTGAGTACGGACAATCATTACTTCATAGCCCTTGTACAGGCCTCGGGTTTTTACGTAGAGGGCGACATCCCCCTGCCTTTCGAGCAGGGAAATGTCAAAGCCGTCTTTCCTAAAGCTGGTAGGTATTTCTTTCTTCATCGCGGTGATAAGCAATCAAAATCGCCATTCTTGATGGCATGGTAAATGGAGCGGGGAACAACCGTAGTTACTTCCCGCATGCTGATATATTGTTCTCCAGTTTTGGCGTTCTCACGCTTAAACCGTACTTTACGCATTAAATCTTTCGTACTGCCCAACTTGAACTTTCTTACAAGGTCGTTCTTGAACTTTGCAAGGTCCGAGTTGGTGATGCGGGGAGCGTTGGTAATAGCCGCATCCTCTCTTAGCTGTTCCATCAGCCTCCTCAGGGTAGTTACCGGGTTGAGGGAGTAGAACTTGGTCCCATCCGGTCGTTTGTCCATGTCGTCCAATAAGACGGCGTGGTCCAATAAGTCCGTGTCGTTCCCTTCGACCATGGCGTACTCCCGGTTGTTGTAGTCGATAATCTTGTTCAACCTTTCCCAAGTGTACCGACCCACACCTATGTCGTCTTCGGCCATCTTCTTCACTTGGGGCCAGATGTTGGTGTACTGCAACCAGTCCCTAATCTTTTCGTAGTTGAACTTCCCTACCGTGAAGAGAGGAATGAAACGCCTGTTGCCGGAGCTGTCAATCAGGAAGGCATCATGGTTCGTACTTCCGATGTAGGAGACCTTCGTGTAAAGGTCCACCATGCGCTTGTCATAGGGCAGGCGAACCTTGCTCTGGGTCTTGGTGATAATCTGCTTCAACGCACCAGTGTCGTCCTTCCGCAAAGTGTAGTTGTCAATTTCGTCCAAGTGGGCGATAAGGGACTCTGCGGCCTTCATGCTGTTATCCTTGTTGGTCCCGTCAATGTCCCTAAAGCCACTGGGGTTCCACAAGTACTTCATGCCGAGCGGCTTTACCAGAGCAGAGATGAAGCTGTTCTTGCCGCAACCCTGCGTACCGAAGATAACCGGGCACATGTTGTCTATCTCCTCTTGGTTCGTAAACCGGGAGAGGTCCCCAGCATGAATGAACTTCCGGTAGGCGCAGACAAGCCACGTTTTCAGGACTTCACGAACGAAGTTCTTCGTGTCCAGCAAGTCATAGCTCAGCCCAATCTTCTTAGCAGTAGCGGGGTCGTGGGCTATGAGCGATGCGATATACTCGCGCGTTTCGTCCGTGTCGATACTCCAACTGGGGTCCACGTTGTCGGCAATAATGTCTACCGCCTTCCCTACACGGTCCTCCACACCATCCCAGTCATCCTGCTCTAGGATGTGGTCAAATACGTTTACCAGACGGTAGTTGCTGAGGTCAATCAGCTTCTTGCGCAGGGCGGTTTCAACCCGGGAATCCGGCACCCCGTACCTCCTATATACATGCTCATGCAAGGCCTGCGCTACCGGAGTGATGAAGTTGTTCTCGTCCATGACTGCGGAGATGTTCATACGGTCCATGTCTACCACAATCCTGTCCCCAGCGGTGCTGTCATAAAACGGGTACAGTTGGAAGCAGGTGGTAAGGAGGTACTCAATGTTATCCATGCTCAGGCACGGTACGGGGTTCCCTTTAACCTCCTCCATTTCCAGCTTGCTTTCATCATAGTCCTTCGCCGTAGCCAGAATCTCCCGGCTGGACAAGGGCTTGTACATGCTGAAATAGGTAGTACCCTTGCTGGTATGGCTATTCACGTAGCTGGAAATAATCGGCTCGAAATAGTCGGCTTCGCCTCCTATAGGGTAGTCGCTGTTCGCTCCTATAGGGTTGTCGGCTTCGCCCTCCTCGTCCGTATCGTTCGTTACGGGCGCAGTGGCAGTATCGCCTTTTCCGGTAGTGTTGGAAGCTACGTTCGTATTGGGCGTTGCGCTCATTAAGGGCGTTGAGTACGTTACGGTTTTTCTGCCCCCGGTACTCATGGCTTCGCTGGTCTCGGCTTCATATTCCCTCAACCAATCCTGCATGGATTTAACGGGTTTGCCGTCTACACTGCTAACCCCGGTAGTGCAGGAACTGTGAAGGCACGTAGCCCGGATGGTTCCGTACTCTTCGTCCCCCGGGATAAGCCAGAGGTCCTTATTTCCGCTAACCCCGGTAGTCCGGCCTAAACAGCAAGGGCAGGGACTCTTGTACCCATCAGGGTAGTAGGTGAGATGGGAGGAGAGGAATCTAGCGATAGCTGGTTCCTTTGTACCCATCCAATCCAAGAACCGGGCAAGACCGGAGGGGAAGGATTCCCCTTCCGCAATGGTAAGCGTTTCGGGGGCGGGTACAAATCCTTCCCTTTCCGGCGTAAAGAAGGAAGGGTTCACCTCCCCGGTAAAGTAGCTCCGCCCATTATACAGGTAGGTAAGCCTTCCAACATCACAGCACTTGGGGTCCCCGAAGATGCCCCGGGCCGCAATGTCTTCCAGCAACTGCGCGTATACGTGCTTGTGCTTGCCCAACCGGGTAGGGATATCCCCTTCATCCAACCAATACCGAGTCTCCTCGTCTACACAGAAAATAGCCTTTACCCCGCCGTTGGGGCTGGCGAACATGAGACGGAAGCCCGGAACCAAAGGTAATGTAGCGGAACACTTACTCCACAGTTCACTTTCGTCTTCTTCGTTCCCTTGTTTGCCACGGTCAATATCGGTGCAGAAATACCCTGTGTGTTCCCAAGAAAAGCCGTTAATATTGATTAGCTTCTTCCGGCTATAGAAGAGGAGGGGGCTATCTTCTATAGGCAGGAATCTTACGCTGGCCGTTATTGCGGGGAGCTTTGATTTGAGCAAGGGGAGAAGGGCCGTTTCCGGTTCCATTCCTTCCTCCACGTCTATAACCTCCATAGCTTCAATAGCAACAGGGGAGAGCCTACTATATTCTCCGTTCTTCACGTACCTATACGTATTCATGGCGAGCAGGATAGCCTCTACGTCCACGTTTTCGTTGAGGTTCGTAACGCACGTAGCGGGCGATACCAGCCTAAACAGTTCATCAATCCCTACATTGTGCGGGTCGTTGCAACCCCCTACATGTACGCGAGGCGACCCAAGCTGTACCCAGAAATCCGTTTCTAGATAGTGCAAGGACATCACATTCGGTGCATTTTCTTCGTTGTCCATTTTGGTTTTTTCTTTGTTTGGGCAGGTGCGAAATTGCTCCTACCGAGCAGGGGAACCATAGCGCAAGCTGAGACCAAAGTCAACTCAAAAATGTGGCTTGAGGTACGTGAAGGGACGTTTTGGACGTTTCGGGCGTTTCGTCCATTTCCAGAAAATACCAAAATCAGAGGGTGGTTCAAAGCCTATTTTTGGGGTCCGACCCGGAGGGGTCCGAGCAGGGGGGATGGAGAAAAATGACCTCAAAAGGGTCGATTTGTGGAAAAGTGTGGAAGAAAAATACCCTTGTGTGGAAATGTAACTCCTTGATATTTAGGTGTGTGGAAATGAGAAAAATTTTTTCCCACAGTTGTAACTCATTGATAAATATATACCTTATCCCACTAACTACCGATTCTTATAGAAAAGTGTGGAAAAATTTCTTACTCCTTTATTATTTTATTTTACCCCTCCACCATACCCTCTTTTCATTTCCCAAATATATCCAATTCTATATATTTTATTATTTTAAAAACTTTTATATAGTAATATTTTTCCACAAATGGTATTATAGATATAAAGAAGAATTGAAAATGAAGGAGTTGGCGCGTGGAGAAAAATTCCGATTTGTGGAAAAAAAAATTTCCACAAAAAATGGAAAAGTCCTATATCAATGAGTTACGAAGATTTTTGTGGAAAAAAATTTCTTCCACAGATTTTTGAAATTCCCACATATCAATTAAGGATGAATAAGTTGCGTTGTGGAAATCGACTAAGCATAGGGAAAGCCTCCTCTGCTCAGGGGTCCTCCCATGCGACCAATATACGCGCACATACGCGCGTGAGGCCAAAATCCGGTATAGAGCGTTTTTAGGGCCGTTTGTACCCGGGGTGGTAGGGTGATACCCGAAAGGGGGTGAAACGCGCTTCTAGGGCTATACCGGGGGGCAAAAAATGGGTATTTCAGATTGGGGTCTGGTTCGAGCAAGGGGCCAAAACTAAAAATCTGAAAATCCAGTTTCCGGAAAAATTTGACTAAATGATTTATATACAGCCGCTTACGGTCGGAAGGGGGTGAGACCGTGGTGGTGTCTCCTCCGCTATGTGGATTTTTTAGTACCCATTTCTGGGAATTTTTGGATTCGAAGCGTACTTAACGTACCATTTCCGTTATACCGTGTCTTCCCGGCTCAATCTTCTGCTCCCCTAAATGAGCTTACGTATCGCTATGACTAGGAATAACTTAGCATACGAAACGTATTGCACAATTAGCGTATTACTCCGTATAATCACCGTAATTCAAAGTATACGTGTAGTACGGTTCGGACGTTGAGTATCAACAACTTACATCATGTTTTACAATTTTGTAAAACGCAAATGGCACTTTTCTAGAAACATAAGTCGTTGAGGCTTAGGAAGTTATAAAAATAGGATTTTTCTAAATTATTCATTATCAATCATTTACGAATATTTGACCTGAATCTTCATAACTCACTCACATCTATACACTTAGCCTATTTCCTACTAGTAAGATAGGAATAAATCCGTAAACAGTTACGCAATTCCCGCCTTTTTGCCTGCTCATACCCCTAC